CTTCGGCTTCACGGTGTTCGACGAGCAGCTCCGCTACTCGCCGATCAAGAACATCGTCCAGGAGTACACCGGTCGCAAGATGCAGACCACGGTGCTCCGTGACCACGACAAGTACTGCCTCCTGGCAGCCGTGTCGGGTCACATGACCGGCAAGCTGGTCCCTCGGACGTCGGCGGACACGCCCGGCCCCGTCACCACGGACGCCCATCGCATTGCCTGCACCGGCAACGCGGCGGACTACAAGTGGATCGCGGAGCCCGGCGAGGACTACGACAACCAGATCCAGCCCTCGTTCGCCACGATCACCGGCATGTACCTCAATGACGCTGATCCGCTGGCAACGCTGGACGCGCTGTCGCTGTTGTTCTCGGACAACTGGTTCGACAGCAACTTCGGCAACAACGAGCGGTTCCTGCTCATCACCAGCGCCCTCGAGCTCGTGTTCATCAACGCGCTCATCGACGCTGGAGCCGGAACCGAGTCGGCCTTCAAGCTGACCCGCGACGGAGACATCTCCGGTGCGAACGCGGCGGGCTACCTCGGCACCCTCAAGGGTTCCTGGAAGCTCGTCAAGATCCACCCGGAGTTCCTGCCCAAGGTGTACACGGACACCAACCTGGTCGTTGACCCGGTTGCTGACTCGACCACCGTCGGCCGGACCCTCCGCCAGGTCGTCGCCCTGGCCGCGTACTCCAACGCGGTCCAGACGTACGAGCACTTCAGCGAGCGTCGCCAGCAGGACGGCGGCACCCGCTTCAAGGGCACGGAGTACGTGCAGGACTTCTCCTACGACTGCTGGGTCATCGACCAGCTGTCCGAGGGCGTCGTCCCGCTCTTCCTCCCGACGGTCGTGAGCAACCTCGAAGTGGTCGGCGACAGCTTCACCTACGTCGCCGCTCGCGTCGCAGCCGCTCGTGCCCAGCTCAGCGTGGCTCCGGATGTCTACCCGCTCAGCGGCGCCGACACCCTCAAGTCCCGCCCGGGCTGGTTCCACCCGGACTACACCAGCACCGATGCGGCCAACCTGGACGCAACGCTGGATGTCCAGGAGACCGGCGACGTCGCGCACCGCAACCCGATCCTCGCAGCGGACAACCCGCTGGACGCGGAAGAGGTCGCGGCTCTGCAGGACGCCAGCGAGGACCTGGGTGCCGCGTTCGTCGACTCGCTCACTGCGCGCGACGACAGCACGGCATACGCCGAGGGCGACTACTACGAGGCCGAAGGCCGGGCATGGGAAGTCACCACTGCCGGCACCTCGGCAGCGAGCCCGCCGGCCGGTCTGGCAGATGCCGGAACGGACATCGGCGAGACCGTGGTCGACGGAACGGCGACCGTCACCCGCCGGTACTGAGTCAGGTAAGGCGGGGCTGTCACAAGCAGCCCCGCCTCCTGGCCAACCAGACCTGAGGAGGTCATCGTGGAACAGCTCATCGAACTGCTCAAGCAGATCCAGGAGCTTGCCGGTGTCGCGGTCGATGCACTCGAGGGTGCAGCCGGAGACGCAAAGGGCGAAGGCGAGAAGAAGCCAATGCCCGAGGGCGAGCCCAAGCCGGAGGGCGGTCCGCCCGCAGGTGAGGGTGCTCCGCCCAAGCCGGACGAGAAGTACTGAGGACATCACGAGAGCGCCGGGTCAGGTAGTCCTGGCCCGGCGTTTCTCACGAGTAGGAAGGTAGAGCGACATGCAGCTCGGCAACGTACTGGCCGCACAGCAGCAGATCTCGCTGGAAGCCCGTAAGAGCTTCGCGCTCCCGTTCTACTTCAAGGTCCGCGGCAATCACCCGACTGCCCGACCTGTCGATCTTGAGGACTGCACCATCACCTTCACGGTGGGTCAGGAGTCCTACCGGGGTGGCAACATCCTGATCAACAAGCAGCTGGAGGTCCTCGACGAGGCCGAGGGCCAGGCCCAGCTGAACCTCCAGGCAGCCGAGCTCGACCTGCCGGAGGGTGACTACCCGTACATGGTGTCGCTCGTGACTGCCGATGGCTACAGCGCCGCCGTGCTCAAGGGCTACGTCCACGTCCTCGAGAACGTCAGCCCATTCAAGTCGAACGTGTTCAACACGGCGGTCAGCCAGTCGATCACGCTGACGATGCAGCAGAACAACCGCGTCACGGTGGAGATCGCTGCGCTCGATGCTGGTGAGCTCACCATCGGTGACGTCACCACGGTGGCATCGACCGAAGAGGCGTCGGCCACCATCACGGGTGTCTGGCCGCGGCAGAAGCTCAATCTGTGGATTCCCCGTGGCGAGGGTGCAGACGATCTCGGCATCGAAGTCGCCGCGCGCATCGCCGCGGACGGAGTCCTGCAGAACCAGATCGACTCGATCACCGGCTCCTATGCGACGAACGTCGCCCTGGCGGCCGAGGCTGTGCTGGCCAGGAATGCGAGCAACCTGACCAGTGGCACCGTGCCGGACGGCCGCATCTCCTCAGCCATCGCACGAGTCTCAGCGATGAACGCCGGCGACTCAGCTGTGCAGGCTGCGATCGACGCGCACATCGCCGACGCCACAGCTGCTCACGCTGCGTCGGCTGTGTCGTTCGCTTCGACTCCGGCAGTCCCCGAGACCACCGTTCAGGGAGCGATTGAGTTCCTCTCCACCGCTGCCTTCCCGGCAGGCGTGATCCTGCCGTACGGCGGCAGCTCAGCGCCGGCGGGCTTCCTGATGGCAGACGGCAGCGCGGTCTCGCGCACCACCTACGCCGACCTGTTCGCCGTGTACGGCACGCAGTACGGCATCGGTGACGGCTTCACCACGTTCAACCTGCCGAACCTCAAGGGCCGAGTCCCTGTCGGACGAGACGGGGCGCAGACCGAGTTCGATGCGCTGGGTGAAGCCGGCGGTGCCAAGACCCACACCCTGGTCGAGGGCGAGCTGCCGAGCCACACGCACACCATCAACCACACCCACTCGGGTGCGGTTACGGATACCGAGCCGGCCCACAACCACGCCTTCACGACGTTCAAGGCCGAGGCCAACGACCACGACCACAACAACCATCAGAATCCCTCTTGGGCCGCGGCCACCACGGATGGTTCTGCATCGGTCTCGACTGACAGCGACGGAGCTCACGCGCACAACGTGACCATTCCGGCGTACAGCGGGTCGTCGGGAGCCAAGGGCTCCGGTCAGGCCCACAACAACCTTCAGCCCTACCTGACGCTCAACTACATCATCAAGGTATGAGGGACGATGAACCAATGCCCGACACTCCCCCGACACGACGCGATCATGACGGACTGGTGGCCACGGTCAAGGACCTCGACCGGGAACTCCAAGCATTCAAGGATCACGTCTCAGACAAGTACGTCTCGCTGCGGCTCTACGAAGCGAACCAGCGTGCCGAGGCGTTCAACGATGCACGACAAGATCGGTCCATCGAGAAGCTTGAGGGAGTTGTCTCGTGGGTCGTACGTGCACTCATCAGCGCGGCGATCATCGCCCCGCTCGCTGGCTATCTCTGGCAGAGGTGACCCACATGCGTGAACGAGCAATGCGAATCATCCGGTTCATCGACTGGAAGTTCATCCTGGTATTCACCTTGATGATCATGGCGATGACCGTCTACTACCTGGTGGACACCACCACCCGGCAGCGCGACGAAGCCTTGGACCTGCTGGCCCACAAGGAAGACATCGCTGCTGTCGAGCGCAAGGAAGCGCGAGCCGAGCGCAGGGTCATCTTGACCCAGCTCTCAGACCTGCAGGCCAAGTACGACACCAGCGTGAAGATCAACCGGGACTTCGTGGCGTGGCTACGAGCTCAGGGCTACCGAGTCCCGGACGAGTACATTCTCCCTGAGAACGTGCGCCTTGAGACTTCGGAAGAGCGCGAGATTCGAATCCGTCGTGAGGTCCAGCAGAACCAGGAGCGTAAACGATCCGGAGGAGGAACCAACAACTCCGGCCCCGACGCCCGAGGAAACTCCGACAGTGACAGAGGAGATCGAGGATCTGACAACGGACGTAGTGGAGACAGCGACGGAGACCGTGGAAGATCTGACGGAAAGTCTCACGGCGACAACGCCGGCGGACAAGGAAGAGGAAACGACTGATGAGTGAAGCAACCCGCGGATTGCTCTATCGAGCCTTCCTTCTGATCACGCTGCTGTTTGTGCTGATCGTGCAGCCCGACTCCTTCCAGGAGTGGGTGCCGATTGTGCTGCTGTTCGCCAGCTCCGGCTTGGCGACGGCCAACACCAGCATCCACAGGTACCGGGGCAAGTAATGCATCCCGTTCATGGCTACACCATCCAGACCGGCTACGGAGTCGAGGGGAACTGGGGCCTCGGCTACCACCCCGGCGTCGATTACCCCTGCCCAGCTGGAACCAACGTCGTCGCGCCCCTGGCCGGCTACGTCATCCGGTGTGCCTGGGACAACGCCTACGGCAACTACGTGCTGCTGCGCGTCTCCGTCGACGGACAGCCGCTCGACGTGTACCTGTGCCACCTGACGAGCTGGCTGGTCAAGCCCGGCCAGCGCGTGGTCATGGGCCAGCACATCGCCGAGTCCGGCTACACCGGCAACGTCCGGCCGCGCGGCAAGGCAGGCTCGCACCTGCACCTGGAGGTTCGCAAGGCTGGCGGCGGCTACAACAGCCGAGACATCCTCAACCCGAAGATCGTCTACGGCGCCACCGCCTCCTCGGCTCCCATCCCGAAGCCGCTCTCGATCCCGGTCTGCGTCTGGAACATCGCTCGTCCCCGCTGGTACACACCGTGGAAGGACCGAGCGGCTGAGGTCCAGCGTGAGATCAAGGGCGAGGCCAAGGTCTACATGTTCCAGGAGCTCTTCGACTCGGCACCGATCGCAACCGTTGCTGCGGTTCTGCCGAACTGCACCCGCGTGCCGGGTCGTGCAGGCCTGGAGTTCTTCTTCGACAAGAGCGTGTTCCGGCTGCTCAACCACTGGGACCACTACTCCGGCATCGCCAACCGCTGGGCACAGGAGATCGAGCTCGAGGACATCGCCACGGGTATCCGCATCTCGTTCCTCAACTGCCATGCTCCGATCAAGGCAGAGGGTTCGTCGGCCAAGGCTGCATACGGTCGGTGGGTCGTGCGCCTCGAAGCCAAGACCCAGTACAAGACCGTCATCGCCGGGGACTTCAACGCGCCTGACGACAGCTACTCGCCGAAGAAGGAGATCCGCGCCGCGGGATACATCGGCTTCAAGGAGCAGGCGTCGATCACCAACGAGAGCACGCGAGAGTTCATCCCGAAGCGGCAGGACCTGTGTGACATTCGCACACGCAAGGGCCGCATCTCGGGTGGCGAGGTTGACGTCTCGACGAACTCGCTCGAGAGTGACCATCGACGGATCGAGGCAACGGTGGTGATCGCAGCATGAGCAACGGATGGACCTACGAGGACTTCGGACCCAACGCTTCACAGGAGGCGCTGGTCTACCTGGACGGGCGACTCACGCTGTGGGGTCACCCGCCGGCGTACGGCAAGAGCTTCTGGAAGCGAGTGCAGGATTGGCAGCTGGCGCGTGGCTACAAAGGCACTGAGCCCGGCCAGGCAGCTGACGGCTACCTCGGTCCGACACAGATGCGCCAGCTCAAGTCTGATCCGCCTCGGCCTCCACAGCCGCGGGGCGAAGTGCCCTCCGACATCCTCGACTTCAGCCGGTGGAAGCTGACCCGGCCTGATGGCAAGGAGATCATGCCGGACAAGTTGGTGGCCGGCTACGAGGACATCGAGTGCTTCTTTGCCAACGCCGAAGGCGATGGTGTCGTGTTCCTGGTGGACATCGACGGCAAGCTCAACGCCACCACGCCGCACACGACGTACTCGCGGTCGGAGTGCCGAGAGCTGGAGCCTGACGGATCGAAGGCTGCGTGGGATTCGGAGACCGGGCTGTTCATCATGCGCGGCCAGCTCCGCATCACCGAGCTGCCTGGCGGCAAGCCGAGCCTCGTGTTCGGCCAGGCTCACGATGACCTGGACGACATCATCATGGCGCAGTGCTACGGCTCTGAGTTGTTCATCTCGGAGTCCAAGGGCAAGGACAAGGGCTCGATCAAGCACCCGCTCATCACCAACTACAAGAAGGGCAGCTTGATCGACTACGAGCTGTCGTTCAGTCCGATGGGCATCAACGCCATGATCAACGGCAAGAAGATCGACACCATCAAGAAGGTCGTCGACGATGCCTACTGGAAGTTTGGCTGCTACAGCCAGGCGAACAAGTCGAACGGCTCCGGCCACGCCGAGGTCGTTTACACCGGACTCGAGATCGAGCGTCGGTAGGATCACCCCATGAAGGCACTTGCCCTCGCAGATGAAAGGAACACCCCATGGCCGTAACAGCCAAGTGGTATGGCAAGGCCTTCCTCGCCATGCTCAACAAGGAGATCGAGGCGGACGCTGACACGTTCAAGATCGCCCTCCTCGACAACACGCACACGCCCGATCAGGATGCCCACGACTACTTCAGCGACGTTGTCGCCGACGAGGTCTCGGGCACCGGCTACACGGCGGGCGGTGCGACGCTTGCTTCGTTCGCAGCGACGTATGACGCCGGCACGAACACGATCAAGCTCGACGCCACGGACCCGTCGTGGGCCTCGTCAACGATCACCGCACGCTACGCGGTCATCTACGACGCCACCCCGGGCACCGACGCCACCCGTCCTCTGCTCGTCTTCATCGACTTCGGTGCAGACGTCTCGACGACGAACGGCACGTTCTCGATCACGTTCAACGCTTCGGGCATCGCAACGATCACTGTGTCCTGATCGGCGGCTGTCATGGCAGTCGTCCTCCGTGGTGTCACCACGGGATCGGGAAACCTGGGCGGTAACCCGCAGCCTGCAAAGCCTGCGGGTACCGTCCAGGGCGACGTCCTTGTTGCGTGGATTCTCACCACCAACGGGGCGGGCAACGCTCCTGCCAACCCCTCTGTGGATTGGGTGGATGTTCCAGGTGTGATCGGCGCTGACCAGCGTCTGTCCTACCTGGTGGCTGGCGCAAGCGAGCCGTCAACCTATCTCTGGGACACTCCCGGAATTGCGATGGCCACGGTGATCCTTGCTGCCTTCGGCGGCGTCGATACCAGCGATCCAATCGCAGAGTTCTCTCAGCTTGCACTGGGTGCCAATCCAGGCAATGTCGACATCCCGAGCTTGAACGCCACCGCGGCGTATCTGTTCGAGATGGTCGAGAAAATGAACAACGCGGCGAACACCTGGACGCCGCCGAGTGGCATCTCTGAAGATGCCGATGGCCAGCTGGGTGGCGCGCTGACGTACAACTACGCCGCCGGCCACGCGACTGTGCCGAACGGTGCCATCGGAACCCAGACTTGGGACCCGACGAACACCAGCAACAACAACATCGCCGGTGTGGCGTTCACGCTCAACCCGACTCCGGTCAATGCCACCGTGACGGGCGTGCCGGCGGCCTCGGCCTCTGCCGAAGCCAAGGTGCCTGACCTGGCCTGGAGCGCCAACCCGCTACCCCCGGCCGCAGCTGCTTCTGCGCTGAGCCCTGTGCCTACGCCTGTGGCCTCGAACGGCGTCACCGGAGTTCCGGTCGCCACGGCCTTTGCACAGGCTCTGAGCGCCGATCTCAGCTGGGGTGCAGTCTTGTTCCCACCTGCGGCTCAGGCGACCGCCCTGGCCCCTGTGCCGACCTACCGCAGCGACTGGACGGTGGCAGCACCCACCGCCCTGGCTACAGCCGCGGCCTACTTCGCCACCGTGGTAGCCGACTCCCAGGTTCTCGATCCGCAGGGTGTGGCGGTAGCCCAGGCTTGGGCGCCGGAGATCTCCGCCGATGCCAACGTGGATGCGGTCACAGCGACCGCCACCGCTGAGGCACTCGAAGCGGGCTACACCTTCGAGCTCAACGGCTTGGTCATCGCACCGACCGCCACGGCGTTCGGACTGAACCCGACGCCGGCGGTCTCTGCCACCGCTTCGATCGCTGCTGCTGTGGCTCAGGCCACCGCCCTGGCCATTGCTCCGGAGGTAGCAGCCACCGCCCGAGTCGTGACTCCGCGGGCCATGGCCACGGCTTCCGGACTGACGCCGGTCGTCTCGGCGTCGGCCGACCTGTTGCTGTCGCCGGCGCTGGCCGCCGCCTGGGCCAACACGCCGCGAATCAACTATGTCCCGTACTCGCACCGAGCCACCGCGCGAGAGGTTCGGAGAACCACCACGATCAGGCTCGTACCCCGTACCATTTCGGTCAAGGAGATCTGATGCAACTACACCGCACCGAGCGCGATTACTACGTCCTCGAGATCGAGGTGCTGCCCGAGATGGTCGGCACCTGGGAAGCCTCGTTCGATGGCGGCGAGACGTACGTTGCCGGCACGCCACAGGGCGAGAACTGGGCATGGCTGGTGGCTGGGCCTGACTTCGATGCTGTGGCTGTGGGCCTCGATCCCCTGGACACCGGAGCCACTCTGCTCACCGACGTCGAACCGCTGGTCCGCTGTATCGAGGACCCTGTGGTCAACGTGGAAGACGCACCCAAGATCGAGCTCTGGAGCTGATCATGGCCAACTTCCTGGACAACATCAAGGATGCTCTCGACCGCGTAGTCGACGACATCGACCGCTCCATCGACAACCGTCGACAGGGCTACTCCAGCGACCGTGATCGAGAGCGGAGCGAAGGCAGCCGCCGGCGTTCCAGCTCGCGCAACTTCGATCCGATGACCGCACGTCGTGACGCTCAGCGCAAGGCGGAGGCTGACCGGCGGAAGGACGAGCAGGACAAGCAGCGGCTCCTCGATCAGCAGAAGGCTGACATCGCTGAGAACCAGCGGGTGGTCGAGGAGGAGCGCGAGGCTCGGTTCAAGGAGAACCTGCCCGGTGCCAAGAAGCGGCTCGAGAAGAAGATCGCCGGGTTCGGCAAAGACCCAATGAAGTCGCAGTTCGTCGAGCAGCTCGTTCAGCAGGACAAGGTCGCCAAGGACACGGCAGCTGACATGGAAGCTGCACAGCGCCGGCGGGAGCAGGACCTCCTGGGTATCCGCCCCGGCTCAGACATCGAGACCGATGACCTCACCAGCTTCAACGAGAAGGTCGAGGAGATGTCGGACGAGGAGTTCGCAGCTCTCCCTGCTCGGCAGAAGCGAGCCATCGAGTTCAACACGGCGATCCTCAATCCCCTGGAGAAGGACCTCAAGGCCAGCCTCCAGGTCTCCGACGTCGAGCCGGCTCAGCGCAAGAAGTACCTGGCTGAGGTGCAGCGGCTGTTCGGGAAGAAGGGCGGCTCCGAAAGCTACGCCCCCAACACCGTGCGTGCGTTGCAGAACCTGAAGCTGGACCTGAAGGGTCAGGACCTGGACGCCTTCCTCAACATCGACAAGTCGACGGTCGACGACGAGGAGCTGCCACTGGTGCAGCCAGGACGGGAGTACACCCCGCTGGCTGACCGCAGCAGGCTGCAGCAGTTGATCAGCCCGGAGTCGTCCATCGCTCCTTCGCCAGGCACGCCGGTCGGCGAGAGCCTCATTCCGAACGTGGATCGCGTGAACATGCTGGCCCGGGCCGAAGGACTGGACACGGCTGGCATGGGTCAGAGCAACGAGGATGCGCAGGTGCGGCAGATCGTGGATCTGCTGGCGCGGCCCGACGCCACCGAGGACGAGTTCCTCCTGATGACCGGTGGCGAGGCGGCCAATGCCGACCAGATGCTGGCCATCCTCAAGAACGATCCGGCAGACTACTCCAAGATCAAGCAGTACGCCGAGGCTGTGTTGCAGTCCACCGAACGCATGGACATCGAGCTCAGCCCGAACGCCGACGTGACGTGGAAGACCCCGGATGAGTTCCGCAAGCTCTTCGGGATCGAAGGAAAGAAGGGAGAGTGACATGGTCTCTCGACACAACAACGACGGCGATGACGGCGATGACGACGACGGCGGCTCCGGGGGCGGCGGTGGAGGCGGCGGCGGTGGAGGCGGCGGTGGTTCGTCGTACGATCCCGCGGCCGAAGCCAAGAAGCTGGCCAAGAAGGCAGCTGAGCGGTACGAGAACCAGGCGAAGAGCCTCCAGGGGCAGCTGACTGCACAAGCCCTGGCGATCAACACCAAGTTCAAGCAGGCGCTCACGCAGCGGTTCGCCAACATCAAGCTCAACCTCCAGCAGACCGATGCCGATCTCGTCACCGGCTACAAGGAGCGCACGGCGTCGCTCTCAGCTGCGGCTGAGGACAACTCCAAGGAGGCTGGCGACCAGTCCTTCATGAACAAGACCAACCGTGGCCGGGAGCGGACGGCTGCGCTGCAGCAGGCGTTCATGAATGGCGCCGGCGAGAGCGACGTGCTCAAGGCCGGACTGATGGCGACCCGCAACTGGAACGCCAATCAGAACGAAGTGAACCGCTCGCTGTTCGACACGCTCCGGACGATCAACCAGTCGCAGACCGACCTGAACGTGGACACCCGCACCGCTCGGATCAACGCCGTGATCAAGGCGAACTCCGACCGGGATGCGGCCTACACGGACTATGCCAACCGCATGGCCGAGGCGTACACCCAGATGGGCAACATCTCGGCCCAGCAGGCTGAGCTCTACGGCCTGGCCAACGAGCAGGTCGAGAAGGACAAGTACGAGGACCGGCAGGAGGACTACATCAAGGCCGGTGACCGGTACTTCCTGCAGTCCGCGAACTGGGCCGGCGTCACGTACAAGAACCCCGGTGTGTCCGAGGGCCTGCGCAACTGGAAGGGTCAGGGCGAGCGCAAGACCCGGACCAACACCAGCAGGTTCTCCAACGCCAGCACGGACATCCAGCCGATGCGCCGGCCAGAGGGCGCGACGCTCCGCAAGTGGGATGAGGACGAGACATGAGCACCAACCCGGAAACCAGGATGACCCTGGACGATGCGGTGGCCGAGGTTCTCGGTCTGCTCACCGGCCTGGATCTCGAGTACGCACCTGAGCTCGACCGATACCAGTCGATCACGCGCCAGCTGAATCGCGCGCTGCGGGCCAACGCGCTCGAGAAGGAGTGGTCGTACTACTCCGACTTCGAGACGGTCGGCCAGTCGTCCGAGGGCCTGCGCGAGGTCATGCTCACGTCCAGCGTCCGGCCGAGGGTCATCAACGACGACGCGGTCCGCCTGGTCAATTCCGATGGCGACACCGTCCGGTGGGCCTACTACCTGCCGCGCGACGCCATCCACAAGTACCCCAAGCGCGGCGGCCTGTGGGTGTCGTACACCCGCAACATCCTCACGTTCTCTCGCCCGCTCCGGTTGGCAGAGGCTGGGTACGACATCCAGGTTCCCGTCATGCGAGAGCCGAAGATGTTCCGCCTGCCACAGCAGCCCGAGAACGAGGAAGAGGACCTCGTCGAGGTATCGGACGCGATCCGCGGCCAGCTCGTTGACTTCGCCTACCCGGACCTGATCACGCTGCGGGCGGCGTACTACTACGCTCAGACCGATCCGGTGATGCAGCCGCGAGTCCAGACGCTGGAGGCCCAGTTCAAGGACCTCTTCTACCAGATCTCAGAGAGGGACGAGCGCATGACCGACTCGCCGTTCCTCAACGAGTTCTTCGTCCCGGTCCAGAGCGGGATCTACGACAACGACCTCACTCCGCACTGGCACCCCCACTCTGACGAACGGCGGTAGCCATGCCTCCCAAGGCCAAGATCCCGGCACCCATTGACCGTCCGCTGAGCCGCGCTTACCTGCGCGAGTTCACCGGATGGTCCACGGCGTACCCTCCTGGCCTGTCCGACCCGACGTCGCTGCGTCGCATGGAGAACGTCCTGATCAACAAGGACGGCTCGGCACGCATCCGGCCCGGGTTGAGGTACCTGAGCTACGAGACGCTGCCGGTCGACGATCCGTTCGCCGAAGGTGTCGGCATCGTGGAGACTCCGGTCGGCACGCACGAGGCGTTCTATCTGGACAACGGCGACAAGGCCTACCTGTTCGCCGTGCTCGAGGATGACAACAGCGTCGGCTTCCGAGTGCTGGTCCCCAAGAGTGAGGGCTCCCTGGTCTATGCCCTGACCGACCCGGAGATCGGCTTCGACATTCCTCAGACCGAGGCGACGCTGAACTTCCCGGCTGACGACAACGGTGAGCAGAAGACCACCTACGTCAAGTACCTGCAGATCGACAACAAGATCTTCGCGCTGTCGAACGCCGGCGAGTCCATGCGCCTGTTCGAGGTCGGCCTGCCCAAGGTGGCCAGGAAGATCATCTCGATCGAACGCCCGAACTGGGACGCCACGGACAAGCTCACCGTCGTGCACCCCAACTCGACGTGGATCACGGGCAGCCTGCTCAGCACCGTCTTCAACCGGATCACCGATCCGGCCATGACCAATGCCGGCGCGTGGACAGACGGCAGCCTCTCGGCCCATGCGCTGGAGTCCACCACCTTCAAGAGCGGCACGACCTCGATGAAGCTCGAGGGCACGCCGACCCGGACCAACCTGCAGCCGCGGCCACTGCCCACTGGAGGCACGCCGGTGCTGGGCGACTGGGGCATTGTCACCAACTCAGCAGGGTGGAAGCGCGAGGTCTCCGGCGACACGATCGAAGTCAACGCGCCCAACGCTCCCGTCGGCAGCATCGGCATGGCGTACGCCAACAAGTCGGCGGTGATCAAGCCCAGCACCAAGTACCAGGTGTCCTTCAACGTCACCGGCTACACGAAGATGGCACCGCGCCTGCAGGTCCTGTTCTACGACTCGACCGGCAAGTACATGGCGAACAAGTCCTTCGCCCAGGACTTCGCGGTCGGCACAGGCGTCAAGACCTCATCGGTCTTCACCAGCCCTGCTGGCGCCACGTACGCCAAGGTGCTGCTCGGTGGCAAGGCCACAGCTCAGGGCGTGGGTGGCCAGGCGATCCTCTTCCGCAACATCATCTTCTGCAAGTCGACCGAGTCGAAGACGTTCTTCTCCGGGGACTCTGGAGCCAACTACTTCTGGGCCGGGACGGCGGAGAAGAGTGAGTCGTACTACCACCCGCCGGTGGACGCCTACATCTACCAGTCGCCGAAGATCTCGGTCACTGCGCTGGCCACGGTCTATGCGGCGTTCGAGTTCTATGCCAACCAGGCTGGCTCGACCGCTCGAGTCGTCATCAACTGGTACGACGCAGCGGGCACCTTCATCTCGCAGAGCGCAGCTGGTGCAGCCACTGCCCTGACCGAAGATGCCTGGGTCCGTGTCTCCCACTCGGCGGCGGCGCCGGCCGGCGCGACCCGGGCCATCGCCATCCCGATTGTCTACAGCCTCGACCGTGGCGAGTCGGTGTTCCTCGACGAGGGCATTGCCGCTTACGGAGTCGGCGCTCTGCCGGACTACTTCGACGGTGACGGCGATGACACCACCACCGAGGTCTACATCTGGTCTGGTGACCAGAACAACAGCACGTCGGAGCACCGCACGTACGCCGGCACTCAGACGCTGCCGCCCACCGCGGCCACGCCTGGCGATGCCACGCTGATCTCGGACGGCACGCCCAACCTCAACGACGTCAGCTTCGGCTTCTTCTACACCTTCGAGAACCAGGTCGGTGAGAGCGCGCCCTCGCAGGCCACCGTGGTGCGGGTGCAGCGGACGTGGGAGGAGTGGCTCTGGCTGACGCCCGCCGGCGGTGCGACGTCTGACCCGAACGCCTGCGCCGACCAGCTCGTGGCCTACATGCCCGAGGCTGTGTTCGATGCGGCCATCGCTGCCGAGGCCACCGGCTGGAACCTGTACGTGTTCACCTGGTCGGACCAGGCTGCCGTGCCGGCGACGGCCATCAAGGTGGCGCACAAGGAGCTCTCCTCGAGCTCGCTGTACGACACCAGCGGCTGGGCTCGGATCACCCCTGAGCTCATCACGCCCGAGGATGTGGCGCCCCTGCCGGCGCTGACTACCCGGTACAACTACTCGAACCCGAGCCACGGTGGCCAGGGCCTGGTCGCTGCCGATCGCATGATCATCGTGAAGGACCCGCTCGCTGCCGCGGTGATCCGGTGGTCGTCCAACTTCCAGGGCGACTACACCAACTTCACCGCCAGCCGAGGCGGCGGCTACAAGACGCTCACCTTCGGCAACCTCTACATCCCGGCGGTCGTCAAGCTCTGGCAGAACCCACAGTCTGTGGACACCTTGACGATCCTGTGCGTCGGTACAGATGGGCACAGCACCGGCTTCTACATGGCGCCGGCAGAGGTGACCAGCCAGTCGGACGCAACGCCGATCATGGGCTTCGAGGAGACCACGGCCACACCTGGCACGGTGAGCCCGTACGGTGTCGAGGTCTTCAACAACGCGCTGTACCACCCGCTCGACGACCAGCTCATGAAGAGCACGGCGACGAACTACAACATCAACCACAAGTCGATCACCGACCAGATCGAGAACAAGTGGGTGCAGCTGCAGCAGAAGGGCAAGATCGTCAGCTCGCAGCTGGACAAGCGGATCTACTACGTCGTGAACAACCCGGACGGGGAGCAGGTGCCGGAGGGTTGCAACGGCAACGAGATCTGGGTGCATGACGCCGGCAGCGAGGGCGGCACCTGGTCCCGCTTCCTGATCCCGGCCGTCAGCTTGCGCAAGATCGAGTTCAACGGCCAGGTCTACATGAGCGTCATCACCGAGCAGGGCCTGTTCTACCTGGACCCGGAAGCCAGCGATGACGAGTACGTCGACCGGGATGACGACGACAAGATCAAGAGCCGCTACATCCCGTGGTACTTCGAGACCAACACCCAGGGAGCGAACCGAGCTCACGACGCTTGGTGCAACCTGCAGCAGGTGGGCATGAGCCTCGGGAACTTCCGCGGCACCATGCGCTGGGGCATCCGAGGCTGGGACATCAACGGCAAGGCCATCGACAAGAACAAGCTGACCCGGGACTTCAACGATCCGGACCTGCTGCACAATCTGCCGTTCGATCTCGAGGATCAGCTGCTCGTCCGCCGGCAGATGCAGCAGTGGTACACCTACGCAGGCTCGGTGCTCGACGAGGACGACGAGACGGTGCTGCACAGCGAGGGTCAGGTCAACCTGCTGCAGTACCGCTACACGCCGGTCAGCGTCAACACGGGCTTCGAGAACGGTTCGGTCGAGACGTTCGAGTACGGCAGGGCCAGTGAGAACTGGAACATGCGCACGACCGACAACGGCGTGCCGATCCCGACCAACGACCCGCGGCGGCCGTAGGAATTACGCGCGAATTGCGCGCAGTCATGCAGTCACCCTGCAGTCAGGGCGGGGGTGACTGCGGTTTTGCCCTGCCATTCCAGGGAAAATCGTTGATGTAGTCAGCAGTCACCCTCAAAAATAGATGAGTAGTGACAGGGGTTACCGGCTTTGGGGTGACTGCATGACTACAGCTGAATTTTTTGCTGCGGTTCCAGGGCCAGAGCGCAGTCACCCTCGGGGGTGACTACATGCCCCCGAACCGCGCCGCTCAACCGACACGCCCCATGTGCCGGCATCTGATGTCAAAGCTTTCAGTTGGTGCTACATTGCAGCAGAACGAAGTTCTGACTCACCTAAGGACCAGCATGAAGAAGCACGAGCTCTACCAGGCGCTCAAGGAAGACGGGTTCGAGTTCGATGCCCCGTACGTCAACCTCAAGGGCGAAGACCTGCAGCGTGAGTATGACCGCCGCTTCAAGCAGCCTGAACAGCCAGTAGCCGCACCCACACCTCCGGCTCCGGAGAGGGCGCCGCGACCCACATCGTCTCAGGCGTCCTCTTCGGTCCCTCCGGTCGACAAGGGTCCGACGCGCCGGCCACCGCCCGTCGCACCTCGAGATCCCAACGAGGTGGCGGGTCAGCGACTCAACACGCTCGCCGATGACGAGCCGATCCGGACAGACCCGGAGACCGGCCGCATCTGGTACCAGGAGGAAGTGACGAAGCCGAGCTTCGCCAAGCCTCGTGGCCGGCGCGTGCTGCGCTACAACGACCCGGGCGTGAAGAAGGTCACGACCCAGAACGGCGACTACGTCGAGGAGTTCGAAGTGGCTGGCTCAGAGAGCCGGCCTTCGGAAGTCCGCATCACACTGCCGTCCTACCAGGTCGGCATCTACAAGGACCCGCGGTTCCCCTTCAAGGTGGTCTGCTACAACGGGTCCGAGGGCTTCGACTTCTTCGAGGTCAACAACTTCTACGGTGGACCCGAGCGGGTGCCGTGGCAGGTCAAGCGCAAGTACGTCGAGAACGTGCTGTGCTACGACATCCGATCCGTCATCCAGGCGATCGAAGATGAAGATCGCGAGCGCATGCTCGCAGCGAGGGGAATCCCAAATGTCCGATGACATCATCACCGACGACGAGGGCAACGCGACTGTCGCTGCCCCCACCGCCGAAGCAACAGCGGCTCCGCTGAGGCTGGTCGAGGAGAGCACCGAGTTCACCGAGCAGGACCAGAACGATCTGGCCAAGCTGCTCGCCGAGCCTCCGACCTACCACACGCTTCTGCAGGTGTGGCGCGAAGTGATCGCTCCGGCCAAGGACGAGGCCATCAAGCGCGTCCAGCCGCAGTGGGCTTCCCGGGTCACGTCGACCTGGCCGGCCATCTCGGTCCAGGAGATGGAGGTCTACCGGGATCGGTACTTCGGCAAGATCGCTGAGCTCAGCGCGATCCTCGAGGCGGAGATCGAAGCCGCTCGCACGCCGGACAACGACCCGCTGTCGCACCTCGATGCCGAGGCCGACCGGGAGCAAAACGCCGACGTCTACAAGAACCTCCTGTTGCTCTGGCAGCAGGCGATTCTGCAGTGGGAGCTCGACTGGGACTGCACCCACAAGCATGCCCACATCGAACTCGCGGCGATCTCCGAGGTCCACAAGATGTTCTTCAGCCAGACCGGCCTGGTGAACTTCCTCGACCAGATCGGGTTCGTCTTCACCGAGGACGATCAGCTCGAGCTCCAGGAGGCGCTCCAGGAATTCAGGGGTGACCGGTGAGTGGGGACGCTCCGGCTGCAACTGACGCGCCTCCGGCAGCGGACGACGACAAGGACGCCATCGTTCTTCCGCCTCAGGGTGACGCAGCGTTTGCTGCTCTCATGGACACGCTGGTCGCTGAAGAGGGTGACGAGAAGGCTGCCGAGGGAGGAGCTGCGGCTGCAGCTGATGCTGGTGCAACAGGATCGGCAGCTGCTGCTCCTGAAGGAACTGAGCCAAAGCCAGCAGATGCTGGAGCACCGGCTGCAGGAGAGGACGGAAAGCCGGAGGTACCGGCTGAGGGGGCTGCCGGTGACACCGGAGAATCAGTCGGATCACAGGCGGCTGGAGATGCGGGTGCCGGTGGAGACCGACCTGAGAACTGGACGAAGGACGCTACCCAGCTGAAGACCGAGCTCGGGGAACTGAGCACGGCCTTCGAGGAGAAGGTGACCAAGTCCTTCAAGGACGACGCACTCGACGAGGTCCGCAAGGAATTCCCCAAGCACTTCGAGGCCATCGAGCTCCACCCCCGGATGCTCGTCGGTGTCGAGGTACCCAGCACCACGGGCAAGGGGATGGAGCGGCTCAAGGACTCCGCGGACGCCAAGGAATGGCAGGACGCCACGAAGCAGCTCCTCGTCGAAGAGGTCTCGTCTCGTGCGACCAAGGCGATCGAAGAGAACTCGGCGCTGTTCGAGACGGCGCATGCCAGCCTCGAGCTGTTCCAAAACAACCCGGATCTCGTGCCCGGCTCAGCCACCTTCGACAAGGAGCTGGCCGATGCCTTCGTCAAGATGGCACAGCCGTACGAGATGCGGGTCGAAGGCAAGCTCCACGGCTGGTCGATCCCAGTCCAGGGCCTGGTCAACAACATCCGTGCGCAGGTGGCAGCGGACCGGGCAGCCAAGCCCGCGCCCAAGGCCGACGAGCCGAAGCCGGACGACGACAAGACGACAGAGCCGAAGCCGAAGGAGGACCCGCCGCAGGCCGGCGTCGTCTCCAAGGCCGGTGCCGCCTCACAGGAGGAGGACTACTCCACCCTGTTCGGCACCATCGGCAAGGGCTACGAGAACATCAGGATCTGACATGTGCCCAGCAACGTGTGCGTGCAAGTGCAACCAGTCCACCTGCGGGTGCCAGGACATCAAGGTGAAGCGATGAGCAAGCCAATGTCCCAGGCCTCCAAGGAGGAGCGCCAGGCGAAGCGCGATGTCATCAAGCTCCGCACCGAGCTCGTCGAGACTCGGGCCGAGCTGGTGGCCATGCGCGATCTCCTGGTGCAGGCCCACGAGCTCAGCGCCAGCATCCCTGAGGAAGCGCAGTTGGCCATGATTCACGGTCTTCAGCGTCGACTGTCGCTAGGATTCATGGGAACACTCAAGTAGGAGGAACCATGGCTGAGATCAGCGAAGAGGGTCAGGCGTATCTGACCAAGGTTGCCCGTCTCTTCCGCGAGCTCAATGGCGCGGACGACAAGACGGACGGCGAACCCGAGTAACAAGGAGGTAGGACCGTGGCCGTCTTCCCGGTTTACTATCGGCCACGGCCCTACCAAGCCGAGCTCCACCAGATGTGGCGCTCGAAGAGGTACGGCATTGCCGTCCTGCCACGCCAGACGGGCAAGGACGTCGCAGCATCCATGGAGCAGTGCGAGGCCCGCCTCCGCACGCCCAAGACCACAGGCGTCTACATCAGCCTGAACAACCCGATGATCCGGGACATCCTCTGGGACAAGACCTACATCGACCCGGTGACCCAGCAGTACATCCAGGGCCTGCAGGACAACGTGCCGCCCGAGCTCGTCGACTGGAAAGCCACCGTCATGGAGGGCCGCTTCTCGAACAAGAGCCGGCTCAAGCTCCAGGGCTACTTCCAGAGCGGCCAGGACAAGTCCGGTGTCGGCACGTCCTTCCAGGACTACACGATCACCGAGCTCGCGCTGTTCTCCAAGGAAGACCCGATCCCGCGTCTGCTCCCCATCCTCGAGAACCGAGCTGAGAAGAAGCGGCTGATGGCCGTGAGCACTCCGCGTGGCCGGCGGAAGAACCCGCTGTGGCAGCTGATGGAGTCGGTCAAGCACAACCCCGAGGCCCAGGTCATCATCCGGACCATCGACGACATCAACGCCATGATGAAGGAGCACGGCCTGCCGCCGGTGCTCACCGAGGCTGAGCTCGAGCGCCTGCGCCACACGTACCTGAAGCGGTTCGGCAACGACCGCATGTTCGAGCAGGAGTACCACTGCTCGTTCGAGGAGATGGACGCCGCGGCTGTCTACGGCGAGGCGTACATGCAGCTGCTCGCGGACAAGCGCGCGCACATCTTCAACCTCCACCCCGACTACCCGGTCTACGTGGTGTTCGACATCGGCGCCTCCGGCATCCACTCGGACGCCACAGCCTGGATCGCCTTCCAGTGGTTCAACAACCGCATGTTCATCTACGACTGCGGCGAGGGCCACGGGCGTGCGCTGCCCGAGTACGTGGACCTGCTGCGCGAGAAGCACTGGTTCAACCGGGTGGCCCTGATGATCCTGCCCTGGGATGGCGACCACCACGAGAAGGCGGTCAACACCACGCCGGCCGACATGATGAGGAAGAAGTTCCCCAACGTCGCCGTGCTGGCCAAGAGCAACAAGGTCTGGAAGATCCCCGGCTCTCGGCAGGGAGACTTCGATCTGATCACGGACATCCAGCAGGGTCGGATGAATCTGTACAACACGATCATCCACGCCAACCCAGAGGCGGACATCGAGCTCGAGTCGGGCCTCCTGATCCCGGGCAGCGCCGTCGATCCTGGCAACTGCCAGTGGTTCCTGGAGTGCCTGGAGAACTACAAGTACGAGTTCAACACCAAGCTCCAGGAATGGACCAGCAAGCCGCTGCACGACAAGTACTCGCACATGATGGACGCCTACCGCTATGCGGTCCAGGCCACCAAGGAGCTCGACTTCTTCGGGCGCCAGCTGTACGACAACCCATCGGGTGCTCCGCAGGAGGCGGTCAACTACACCGAGGATTGGACGGGAGTCTGGCGGTGAGCGATGAGAAGTGTCAGAAGGTCAAGTTCGACGAGATCGGCGCACGGATGGCTATCGTCGACGCAGTACTGAAAGCCAACCGCGGCAACAGGAAGAGACGAGAATGCAGGTGCTACCGCTGCCCCAAGTGCGGAGCATGGCACCTCACGAGTAGGGGACGAAGATGACGGACATCGAGAACCAGTGGTGCGGCCAGACCCAGCCGCACGATGCGCATACCTGGGTGAGCTCCGAGGGCCTGCTGGAGTTCGAGGAGCAGTGCGGAGGTCACAAGGGATGAGGCACGTCACCATCAAGCAGGCGCTGCAGCGTGCTGCCGACTACCCAACGATGCAGACGACTGAGCTCACGCAGGTACCCACGCATGAGCTCATCGCCCGCACGCTGTTCGAGATCGCCAACAGTGCCGACCCCGACGTCCGTGGTTCACTGAGTCGAGCGAACAAGGCGCGCACCATGATCTTCAATCGACTGGTCGGCCGGCGCCGTGCCGGCTCCCACCCGGCCACCCGTGAATCGGTAGAGCTCGAGTTCATCGACCTCACAGAGAAGCAGATCGCACCGGCTGAAAATTTTTCTGAGGAGGAAGTCAATGACTGAGCTCGCCACGACCGCAGCGCCGCTGCCTGTGCCGGTGCGAAGGGCGTACCGCAGCAGCATCCCCAAGAGCCACCAGGCCAGCCTGGACACCAGGATCATGTGGCTGTGGAACCAGCGGTTCGGTCAGGTGCAAGCCATCTGGAAGGACAGCAAGGACGTGCTGGACCACACAGCCGCGGATCTGATCCTCCAGGCGATCATGGCCAAGGACCTGTCGTCGATCAACCTGGTCTTCCAGCGCATCGAGGGAGGGTCGATCTCCGATCAGGAGCAGCTTGACCGTGAGCCGGAAAGCATGCGACTGTGAAGAGTATGAATCCCAACGCAGTAGGTTTCCTGTCCGCTTGGTTCTACATCGCCGGCGCTCTCTGGTTCACCGTCGAGCTGATCCTCATGCTCGTGGGTGGAGCCCGCTAAGGCACGAGCACCTTCAGCAGGTACTCGGCGTACAGCGTCAGCGTCATCGGCGGCTGGTACTTGATGTAGTAGCCCTTGTGCACCCGATAGGTGTTCGGGTACTGCCGGCCCTGGATGAACGAGCGGTACGGCGCACCGAAGTAATGGCGCAGGATCTTGTTGATCCGGCGCAGCTCCGGGTTGACCACGCCGCCGCTGCCCCTGAGGCGGGCCAAATCGCCCTCTCCGCCCTCCGCAGGCGCGGCGCCGATCTCTTGGCCCATGCTCCAGGCATAGACCATGGGAGCGGCGATTCTGTCCCCGTGGACAGGGTCTACGACCTTGTCGACATAACGCCGGACCTCGCGCTCCCAGTAGACGAGGGCCTCGTCCTCGCGGATCAGATAATCCTCACGACGTTCAGGCAGCAACACCACCACCTTCTTGGCACGGGTGGTCCGGTCGTTGCGAGCGAGCCGAGGTGTCGACCGCAACGCCGCCTCGGGGTTGCGGTCGAGGTGCCCCTTCAACCTCTCCTCCATACGCCTCTTGGCGCCAGGTGTGTGTGAAACCATGCCTGGAGCCTACCCTTCTCCCCTGCAAAAAAGAGAGAGGCCGACACCCTGGAGTAGGGGTGCCGGCCTCTGCTCACGCCGCGTAGCGCGCGATGTTGTTGATGAGCTTGTCGAGCTCATCGGCGTCGAGACCGAGGTCCAGGCCACGCTGAGTGACCAGCGTTTCCCAGTTCTCGATCCGAGCCTCCTTCATCTGTGACCCGATGGCGAACAGCGAGTTGTTGCGCTTGCCCTGCGGGATCGGCTTGTTGAGTTCGGCGATCAGTTCGTCGTGCATCATGAGAATCTCCATCTCATCGTCGGAGTCGAGGACCTTCTGAATCCTCGCTTGGCTCGCCGCGATCTTCTGTTCGCGGTGACGGAGCTGCTCGTAGAGATGCTCCGGCAGTGGCACAGGCTGACGCCCGTTCCACCGTTGCGACGGGTAGTGGTAGACGCAGCCGGTTGCCCGGATGTCCACTCCCTGCTCGATGCCGATTCGATCGCTGAGCAAGCCGAAGCCTGTCTCAGTCCACTCCTCGTCCACCGTGTAGAACAGGTGGTACCCATCGCCACTCTTGCTGGTCTCGGCCAACGTGACCGGGAGGATGCCGAGCCGCTTGGCGTGCTCGAGTCCACCGTTCTTGCCGTCGATGTCGATGCAGATCATTGACACCGAACGCATCACGAAGGCGAAGGCCCAGCGGTCGTGGTTGAATCCGTACACGACGCGGCGCTCGTTGAACGCTCCGTCCTTGTACTTGCCGGGGAAGGTGCCACCATCCTTGCCGGGGATGAGACCCCAGCCTGAGTCGGTGATACCGCTCGGCCAGGCCCGGACCAAGGCCACACCTTCCGGACCAGCGTGGCGACGGAATGCTTCCGGCACCGGCTCGTCCGAGACGTACTCGTCAGTCTGCCACCAGGGCAGCTTCGAGGGCTTGCTCATCGTCAGCTCCTTCCATGAGGCTGTCGAGGAATGCCCGGGCTTCGGGCTTGAATGAGGTCAGCACTCGGACCTTGCGCGGTGTACCACCGACACGGCCCTTCGTCCTGCGCTCTGTGTTGACCAGTGAGTTGAACAGCGCCAGCACGTCGGGCTCTGCCCATGTACTGAGGTCGTTCTCCCTCACGCGCCACGACTGGAACCGTTGCACCAGGTCGGGCATGGCGATCTCCAGCAAACCGACAGCACCTTCGACGTCCGTCTCTTCGACGTACTTCAGGAACTGCAGTCCGACCGAGTTGACGAACATGTGCTCCAGCTGTAGCTCGAGCGCCTGCTTCGTTGGTGCCAGCTTCGCAGCTGCCTCGTCTTCCTTGACGTAGTGGTCGATGAGAATCGACAGGAAGGCGCCGAGAGAATCCTCGCTCAACATCTCGCGCTCGAACTTGTGGTCGAGCTCGTAGGTGTTGGGGAACAGGAAGCGGACGATCCGCTTCTGCAACGCTGAGCTCTTGTCGTGGCTCTTCGGTTCCCGGTTGAGGCCCTCGATGAAGAGTGCTGTCGTCTGCACCAGGACTGGTGTCGACTCGTACAGCTTCTTCACTGCCACGGTCTCGCCGGCCACCAGTGACTTCTCGTCACCGGAGTCCTTGAGGTACGTGGACTGACCATCGAAGACGATGTTCAGCAGCTTGCCATTGAGATCTGTGACTACCGGGCTGCGCTCACTGATGTGCTGGCGAGTGACGGACGAGACGTTCTCTCTTCCGAACAAAGCCATCAACATCTTGAGCAACACGCTCTTGCCGTTGCGTCCCTCACCCAGAAGGATGATGTACTTCACGGCTGACCAGCCAGGAGCAAGTGCTGTGGCCAGGTGGTACAGCAATGACTCGGCTTCCTCTTTGGAGCCGACCCACTCCTGGATCACCTTGAGCACACGGTCCTTGTCCTTCTTCTTGGTGTTGAGCTTAGGAACGATGGCGTTCGGAACGAACTGGCCATCGACATCCTTCAGCTCACCCGAGTCGGACAGCAGCTTGAGTCCGTCGGCGGTCTTGATCAACAGGTGTGAGATCTGTCGATCCTTGTGATCGGAGTTCTGAGCAACCATGAACTCGAAGTTGCGGAGCTCAGCATCGTTACCGAACAAGGTGTCGTACTGCTTCGCTGCCACACGCCGCAGCTTGTCCTGGGTCATTGGTACCCAGATGGTGCGATCGGGCTCCGGCGGAGGGTCGTACTCCATGGACTCGAAGTCCACCGGCATGTAGGTCTGGTTGTGATACCGGACCAGGCTGCAACTGCCGGCCAAGGAGTGAGCCTCCTTTGCCAATGCCTGCTTGGTCTTGAGCTCCAGCATGGAGCCTCCCTTCTTTGGTGTGCTGAGCCGGGGTGACAGTTAGCCACCCCGGCTCAGCGGTTGATCACGTTGTCCGATTCTCAAGGAACTCGATCTTGCGTTCGATCCGCGCGATCTCTGCATCAGTCAGGTTCTGATTGAGCAGCTGATCCTTGAGTTGCGCGACACGTTCCTCGTCTTCATTGGACACAGAGTCCTCCTTCTTCAGTGCCAGGCGTTGATGCCTGTCCCGCCCCCAGTTCACTGAAGTACCAATCGGTGCACTTGCTTCATGCTCGAGTCCTTGTCGGTTCCTCGAGGCATGATGCGGCCGACCAGTTGTCGACGAGCAGCATCATCCTCGGTGTCGTCGAGGATGATGAGCGTGTCGCAGATCTTGTCGATGCCGTCCGTTCCTGTGCCCAGGGTTGCTGTGCCAATCAGGACCGGGAACTCACCCGCGATGAACTCGTCGATGACGGTTCGCTTCGCCTTCTTACTCATCTTGCCGGTCACGACATCGAGCCGGACATCAGCCATCAACGTGCGAGCTGTTGCCATGGCAACAGTCGAGTGCGTGGCGTAGATGAGTACGGGACCTTGCGCCTTGAAGATTGTGTCCTCAAGCCACGAGTGAATGTCCGAGTTGAGCAGTCCGTCTTCTGCGATCAGCGACAAGTCGATGATCGTATGACGACGTTCCATGGTGCTGGCCACCACGCGATGCCGGCGCTCGTTGTACCCGTAGGTCTTTAGAGCATCCGGAATTTTTTTCTCGGTGAAGTGGTCTTCGATCTCGTAGACCAATTCATCCGGGAGATACACCACGCCAGGCAGAGCAGCCAGATACTCGGACGCATCAGCGAAGTGATGGAAGCCGAGCACCTTGGGTGTCATGCTGAACGGATCTTGCTGGGTGACGCAGTGCTGGTAGAGGAACTGGATGTAGCCACCTCTGCAGCTCAACGGATCGAGGACATGCTGAATGCAGTACACCCGCTCCGCGTCGTTGTAGTTCGGCGTTGCCGACATGATGATCAGCGGTGCCTGGAGATGCAGAGCCAGCGTGTCCATCTTGGTCCACCCTGCGCCGGTGTGACCACCGAGCATGTGGAACTCATCGACGATGATCGGCACCGTCCTGCTCAGCTTGCAGTCTTTGCGTCGGAACTTCGCATGGCTGATCGTGTGCAGGTGGATGCCGAGCTTGAGACCTTGCTCGAACCACTGGGTGTGGGTCGAGGGTGGTGCGATGACGACTGCTTGGGTGTAACCCTCCGCTGCCAGACTGGCCAGCGATGCGATCGTCTTGCCCTCGCCCGTCGGATAGTAGATGCACATCCTCGGGACCTGGGCTTTGTACTCGCCCTGCTCCTTGATCTCCAGTACGCAAGCGATCTGGCTGTCGAACAGAGGTGCACCGAGGCGCTCCTCGATCTCCGAGATGTTCATCACCACACCACCCTGATGTCAGGCAAGGGCGGTGGCGCCTGCTGTGGTTGCGGCATGATCATGATCCCGCCGGGTTCGAACAACCGAAGCAGATGCCTCAGGTGCATGAACCCTTCACGCTGATCAGCGTGAGCCAGCCGAGTGTCCTCAGCTGCCGACTTGTAGACCATGATGTATGGCTCGTCGGGAATCAGCGGGATCTTGCAGAGCACGCAGACTGCGTTGGTCGCGTTGATCACCGCGCCCACCACCACGACCAGCTGATCCCTGAGGCCAGGCCCAGGAGATAGCTGGCGATGCCGGCGACGATGACCTTGTCACCGGTGCTCATGTGCGCCGGCCTTTGCCACCCTGCTCGACGTACGACTTGGTGTCCCGAGCATGGATCATCTCGTCACCGATGAGGGTGTTGAAGATGTCCTTGTACCCGTCGATGTCGTCGGAGTTGTCCGAGTAGTCGGGCGTGATCGCTGTGCGGATCAGCTTGTACTGCATCATGCACAGCGCCACCTGCCAGGGCTGTACCTCGAAGCCGAGGATCGCAGACCAAGCCTGAGCGTGGCGAGGGAACACGGCAGCCGGGTCACCGTACACGTCGACCCGTCCGTCGATGAGCTCACCGACCACGCCGTCACGCTGAGCTTCAGCTTCAGCGATGACCTGGTCGATGTTGCCCTGGCCCTCGTGGTCGAAGGGCCGGGCCTTGATCCGTTGGATCGTCTCGTTGCCATCGAGAGTGGTGTGCTCGTAGGTGTCGCACTCTTCCCAGCTGGGACAGAGTGAGCCATCCTTGTGCACCCACCGAGCTGCCGGCGCGTCATCGTGCGGCAGCTGATCTCCTTCAGATACGGAGGTCATGAGTCTTCCCTTCTACGAAGCAAGCTGAGCCCGCTCCGATTGTGTGAGTCCTCCGAAGATACCTGACCGCGGCTCGCCCATCAGCTCTTCGAGCTCGAGCGTGTCTGCCAGGCAGCGATCGGTGAACAGACACCGAGCGCAATCTTCCTTGGTGGCTCTCAACGTGAGAGCGCATGGTTGTTGGTTGACGTCAGTCGAGTACCACGACATGCCAGGGCTTCCCTTCCAGGTGATCCCTCACGATGTCAGCGATGAGCTCGTTCATCTCCTCGTCCTTGAGCATGCCCAGGATGGCGATGCGCGCGGCCGACCTCAGGTCCTGGTGGTGCGTGGTCTGCTTGAACAGCCACACTCCCAACAGTTCCATCAACGGCTGGCCGACGATCTTCTTGACGCCGGTGTTGTCGAGGACCGTGCCCTTGCACATCTGTCTGATGTGAGCCACGAGCTCGACCATGTCTTTGTCGGTGCTCATGTGAGCGCGAGGACGGTAGCCCTCGATGAAGTACTTGCGCTTCTGGTTCCGATCCACGAGCTCACGGAGGTCAGTGGTCGGAGCGACCTTGATCTCCTTGCTCTCGGGATAGAACGAGAAGTGCACGATGCCTGTGTCGACCAGGCCAGGGTCTACCCCTGTCACGAGAATCATGTAACCTCCTGGATCAGAGCTGGGGGCCAGGTCATGAGCTGACCCCCAGCTTCCTCACTTGATGTACCGATAGTCCGAGTGGACATCGGCTGCCAATGGGAACGACGTGACGATGCCAGCGTCCGACATCATCTTCCTCAGCGAGACTTCCGCTTCGCGCCGGCCAACAGCGTGACCGCTCTCCGGTGTGCTGAACTCGAGCACCAGCTCGTCGTGGAACTGGCCGATCATGCGCACGTTGATGGTGCTGTCACACCACCGCTGTACGTTCAGGGCCACACGGAAGAACAGCTCACGGCAGAACGACTGCGTCAGGATGCCGGCCAGCTTGCCACCGTAGATCGTGTAGTCCCGCGGCTTGCCCGTCTTCGGGTCAGTGCCTTGAGGACGCCAGAGATCTCCGGTCTTCCGCTCGCTCGGCTTGTAGTACCTGATGCTCTTGCCGATGAAGTGGCAGCCCAGGAACACCCGACGCAGGAAGAGGCCGTGCACATCGTGCACTACCTCAACCGAGACGGAGACTGCCGAGTCCGGCGCCAGCTTCTGCAGTGATGCAGGTGTGGCCATCGGCTTGATCACGATCTTGAAACCGTCTGGAAGATGCAGCTCGCTGGCAGTGTGGAACTCCACACAATTGCGAAGCATGCCGTCCAGTCGGTACCAGAACTTGACGATGTTCGGGTTGGCATCACGCCAATCCGACACGACCTTGGCCGCCTCAGCTTCGGACAGGATCACGCCCATGTTCTCGGCGAAGTCCTTCACTGCACCAGGCCCTGCCTGGTAACCGCAGCTGAGCTCACCGACCTTGCCGAACTGACGCTGCTCCTTGGTCACAGCGTCGATGGCAATGCTGTACTGCCTGGCTGCCGCCACCTTGTACAGGTCCTGGTTGTTCCGGAAGGCTGAGAGTTTCCACTCCTCACCCGCCATCCAAGCCAGGCCTCGTGCTTCGACGGAGCTGAAGTCACCGACGATGAGAACACCGTTCGGATCTTCAGCACAGAAGACCTGCCTCAGATTGCGAGCCAGCTTCTCGTTGTTCCAGAAGTACTGATCGTTGAACAGCTCTTCCACTTCGTCGGGCTCAGCACCGAGACGCTTGAGGTTCTGCATCTGGACTGACCGACCAGTGGTGCGGAGCGTTTGCCCTGCACCACAGTGGAGGTACTGATCACGGAGCCGGCCGTCGTTGGCGACGGTGTCGAGGATGGTCTGCAGCTTCTTCAAGCTGGAACCACCGAGCTCCTTCTTGCAGGTCAGCATCATGACTACCTCTTCGTAGGCTTCACGCTGTGCCTTCTTGAGGTTGCCTTGCTGCAGTCGCTCGACGATTCGGTTTCGCAACTTGGTGCAGTTCTTCTCGTCGAAGCTCTTGGCCATGATGCCTCGGTCCTTGCACCACGCCACCAGTTGTGGGTGGCTGTTGAGGTTGAGGTCCTTGGCACCAGTGCGCTCGCGGAAGTCCTGCTCCAGGTACTCCAGGTTCTCGAGGTACCGGCGCTGCATCTCCTTGACCAAGTCGAGATCCACATTCCAACCCGTGCCATTCATGCGCAGGGTCAGGGTGTGGAACTGCAGCTCGGCTGGAGACAACAGCTTGAGGTACTCGAACACGATGCCGAAGCTGAGCTTCGCATCGAGGGTGCAGTACTTGATGAACTGCAACCACTCATCTGGATGATCAGCCACGATGGCAGGATCGAAGTCCATGCAACCGTTCTTCTCCTGGTACTTGCCAGGCATGGAGAACAGCTTGATGAGTGGCCAACCCTCAGCCATCTTGTCGGTGCCCAGGAGTTGGGGCGCAGCTGCTTCCAGCTTGCTGCCGGCACCGGCTGCTCGGGCCACCACCGCCGAGTCAATGAAGTCCTCGATCGGGTGCTCAATGCCCATGCGTGCCAGCACTGCTGCCTCGAACGGGACGTTGTGAGCGATGATGATCTTGCCCTTGATGGCGTACCGCAGTTCGTTCTCTGCGGTGACCGGGTTGTTGACGAAGTCCAGCTCCGTCTCTCGGAACTGGCCCGGCTCCTGTGTGTAGAGACACGCAACCAGGGGACGGAAGTACTCGTCATCGACGTATCGGTAGAGCCCGTGCTTCGGGAGATCCACCGATCCGTAGGTCTCGAAGTCGAGACCGATGTGCGGCTTGTACTGATCGTTCATGAGGAACTCCATGTCTGCCTTCATCATCTGCTGTGAGGTGATGACTGCTCCGGTGTTCTGGTTCTGGTACTGGTCTCGGGCTGGGTCATAGATCCAGTCCTTCAACCGCTGCCCATCCTCAGAGGTCAAGAATCGCTTGCTCATCGAGACCGCGTCCTGGATAGAGGAGCTCCATCATCACGGGACAGCACGGCCTGCCACCCTTGGCACCACGAGTGTGCGGGTTGGCAGGACAGAACGTGCAGTAGTCCGATGGTCCGAACTGCGTGGACCCTGCGGCAATGGCTGCCTCTGCTGCGAGAGCGTCCTCCATGAACAGGGCCAGGCGATCAGCTGACATGTACCAGCTGTCCATGATCCCGGCCTTCGGCTGGAGGATGTGACCCGTCACGCCCTTGGCCTTTGGTGCCAGTGGACCGACGGTCACCGCACCGAACAAGAGCTGCGTGTTCTCGACTACCTCGACGGGGATCTTCCCCCACTTGGTGTCGAGCACATGGATCTCGTCCTGTGTGTAGAGCACGAGGTCCGGCGTGGTCTTGGTTGGGTTCTTCAACCACGTTGCTTCGATGGTCTGCTCGACCATCACCTTGAAGCGGCGAGTCGATCGAAGCTGGGCCACGTAGTCCAGGACTGAGGCCATGTGCTTGATGTCCGAGGCGCTGTACTCCCAGATCTGTTCGAAGATGGAGTGCACATCGGTGCCGTCGTCTGCTGCCTTGGTGGACTTGGCCGGCGGCGGCGTCCAACCAGGTATCGCCAACTCGAGGTTGGCTGATGCGTGGCAAGCCATGTGCTTACCTGCCACGCTGGCGCTGAACCGTTCCGGTTTCATGCGCTCTCCCTTCTGTGCGTCGGGCCTTGTTGCCCTGCTGCGTGAGTGGTCAGGATTCGAACCTGACTCGGCGGGTGTTGCAGCCCGCGCCGGCACCTTGCCCACTCGCCCTACCTGGCCTAGTCCAGGAAGATCTCCGACTCGTCGATGGCAACGCCACCGCCGAACCGATCTGCGTTCGCCTTGAACACAGCGACGTTGGCGCCGGCGCTGAAGCCGGGCAACTTGCCGTTGTGGTAGGCGTACAGGTTGAGGGTCACCGCGACCAGTGCGCCGGGGTACATCGAGTGCACCGTTGCGCTGATCGGCTTGATGACCGGCCACGACAGGAGATCCGGGTCGGGAACCACGAGCTCGTCCTCGCCATTGACGATGGCTTTGAGCTCGATGTCCGTGCCGGCAGTGCCGAGCACCTTGACCGCGGCGACGCACTCGGGAGCCAGCGCAGCTGACTTCTCGTGCACGTTCTTCAACGGCGTGTTGTACACACCGTCGTAGTCGGGACCCTTGACCTGCTTGGTCAGGTCCTTGATCTCCGTCGCCGACAGCACGTCGCTCTTCTCGCCGTCCTTCGACTGCTGAAGGCAGTACGGGAAGAACTCGTTGAGGATGTGCGCCTGCAGCTTGTCCAACTGCGGCTGCTCGACGAGCAGCATGAAGTTGGGCTTCGCCTCGGAGATCTCCTTGGCCGGGTACTGGGAGCCTTGGCTCTTGTCGTACGCCTCTTTCGCCGTGAACACCGGGAACGACAAGCGTCCGTAGATGGTCACGTTCTTCGGGTTGGAAGCCATGCTTCCTCCTCTTCATCTCGATGGTTGTGAGGTACTGGTGAGTGCGGAAAATTTTTTCCTGGTTCACCAATTGGATTGGGGGTGATGGTGCCGGGCCTGCTTCCCCACAGGACACCGGCACCACCACGTCTCAGTACCGCATGACGCCGTAGCCGCCAGCGATGAGCAGAGGCCGGACCTCGCTGGCCAACTGACCCACGCACTCCGCAAGGAATGAGGGCTGGTTGACCAGGCTGATGTCCAGCACGGTGTCGACGGAGCCGCCGCACTTGCGCGCGATGGCATCCTTCGCAGACTGCGACGAGTCGTAATCTGCGATGGTGATGACCGTGCCCCAGTCCCGCTCGAGGAGCGGAACCAGCTGCTCGTACTGCGTGCCGCCGAACTCGGCTTCACGCAACACGTCATCGACTGAGTACGAACCGGGGATCCAATGGAACGCACGGTTCGAGACGATGGCCATGTGAGCGTTGGCCTTGTATGACAGGGCCACGACGTCCTCAATGAGGGCGCGGATCGTGGGCTCGGACATGGACCCGCTCACGTCCAGGATCAGGAGGTTCTCCTTCACCGGATCGTGATGGATCTTGGCCCGGTAGTCCCCTATGGTCGGCCGACGCTTGTTCATCTTGAACATCGTCGAGAAGATCATCTTGCCCTGCTTGCCAGGCAGGAGTCCGACCACGCTCTCGAGCTTGGCCGCCACGTCCTTGATGGACTGAGCGACTTCCACTTCGAGCTGCTCCCACATCTGCGGCAGGATCTCACCCTTGGGTTCGACCTTGTCACCGAAGGAGATGTCACCGGGATTGACGTGGGTCGGAAGATCCAGGTCATCCACGATGTAGTGCTGAAGCTCCGTGCTGTGTGAGCCATGGAACAACACGTCGACCAGGTTGGATCGAAGCACCGAAGCCAGCAGGTTGCTGAGCTGGGAGTAGTCCAGCTCGTACACCTTGCCGAAGAACAGTGCGGTCTCCGCATCTGGCAGAAGATCCTGAAGGACCTTCTTGCTGAACCGCACGCCCGGCTTGATCTCGATGAGATCCAGCGAGGAACGCAGGTCAGAATGGGTCAGGCTCGACGAAGACATCGTCATCCTCATCGTCTCCCTTCTCCTTGCGAACGGCCTCCAACTCGATGAGCTGGAGGTTGAGATCCAAGTTGAGTTCATGGATCTCGGACAACTTGCCGTCGGCGCGGAGCTGGTCCGCCTCGGCTGCAAGCTTGATGGCCTGAGCTTCGTACTCCTCGGGCACATCTCTGCCGTTGGGCAAGAACACATACTGTGCCTTGAACTTCTCAACGGCGAGGTTGTTGTTGGCAACCAGCAGTTCCTTCAGCTCACGAAGCTTGATCTCTCGAAGCTTCGACTGGCCGATGATGTTGCGAACGCTGACACCCTTCGAGCTGGACGAGTTGCCCTTGCCCTTGAGTTCATCGAGCACGTCGTACATGGGCATGACGTGTGCGATGAGCAACGCCTGCATCTCGGCGCTGTCTGCCATGTTCGGCATCAGGCCAAGAGCATCGACGATCAGCTGACCCAGTTGCTTCTGCCTGATCCTGCTGTTGCGAGGATCGGGCACGGGCAGATGGAGCAGCCTGTCTTCGAGCGCCTTGTCGTATGACACGGTGCTGTTGCTGGCGGCCAGCATGAAGACGTTGGGCAGCTTGTGCCCAGCCACCTCACGAGAGGTGAAGATGTCGAGCAGTGCGTTGTACACCTCGGGGAACCCACGGAGGAACTCATCCCAGAGGATGATGTCTCCTTCTTCGAGCTGGTTCCAGAGGGTGGCGAGCAGGAGCACCAGCTTCTGCTTGTCGAACTCGTCGGTGTATGGCATCTGCACACCTTCGATCTCCAACGGCGAGAGCCGGGAGACGTTCACGATGTGCAGCTTCTTGCCGACCAACTCGGCGAGCTCTTCTGCCACGGTGGACTTGCCACATCCAGGTGGTCCGAACAGGTGAGGCACAGGGCTACGCACGTCGTAAGCCATGGCCATTGTGTAGAGCTTGAGAAGTTTCTCGAGCACGGCGTGTTACCCTTCCTGTGTGTGAGGCGGCGTCTGACTCCCTTCCAGACGCGAGAGGCCCGGTCACTTGGAGTCAGGTGACCGGGCCTCTTCTTGCGTCAGGCCGCCAGGACTTCGAGCTCGTCGTTGATCCAGGCCAGACGATCAGCGGACTTGCCGCCTTCCTCGATCAGGCGCAGGATCACGCTGTCGCGCGACAGCTTGACGATCACCGGGTCCTTGGCTGCGACACCCTCGACGCCCTCTTCGAGGACGACGTAGGCTGCGGCGTCCGACGGCGGCGCGACCACGGAGTGTTCGAGCGCCTCGGCCGCTTCGACCAGCGGCTTGAAGAACTCGTCGACAGCCGCGTCGAATGCCTCGGTCGCCTTGTTGTACTCGGAGGTGCCGGCGATCTCGCGCCACTCCTTGTTCGACACGACCGTGCTGCCCGTGTTGCCACGAGCGTCCGTCCCCTCGACGAGGGTGCGGTCACCGACCAGATCGGTCAGCGTGAATGATGCGCTGCTCTTCGGCATTGCATCTCCCTTCTTGTGTTGGACCTACGGTCAGAGTTGGCCGTAGTTGGGTGTGGGCTTGATCTTCCCCTGGTCCCTGCCTTGCCGGTAAAGAGCGGCCAGGTTGGGGACCGAGGCTCGTGCCACCATCCTATCTTCGACGGCCGACAAATTCTGCCAGCCGCACTCAGGACAGCGGACGCCATCGAGCTCTGTCTTGCAATCAGGACAGGTGTTCGATTCCTCCATCACTCGATCACCTTGACCTCAGCCAGGGTGACATCGAGTTCGATGCCTGGCTCGGTGGTGATCGTGATGATCTCGTCGAGTGCGTCGATCAGAAGACCGACCTGCCCTTGAGACAGCACGATGCGGAGGTCGAGGATCACAGATCATCCACCTCCGTCTGTTGCGCGATGGACTTGAGCTGCTCACTCGTGAGTGGCAGGAAGGTCCAGCTGATGTTGAGCGTCTTGCCCTCGGGCACGTCGACCCCAAGCGGGATCTCGGTGACCACGCTGTCCTCATCGTCGACGAGGACAGCGGACTTGACGTGCTTGACCTGGGTCATGCTTCTGTCACCAACTTCAGGTTCTTCAGGGCCTCTCGCCGGCACAGTGCCGTCCCGTCCTTCAGCCCAGACTGTGTGGTCTTGTAGCTGTAGGACGAGGAGGCAACACCTTGTCGCACGGTGACCGTGACGATGTGGTGACCTGTGCTTGGACGAGTGACACGGATGGATTCGTTGACGTCTGCCATCACGGCTCCTCTGCTTCGAGCTCAGCGAGCTCACGCTTGAGACGAGCGATGCGGTTGAGTCGGGCCTGCTCCTTCTTGAAGGCAGCAGCATCCGACCCACCATGCAGTTCGCACACATCCTCGCCAGGGATGACGAGCATGCGGCATCGCCCGTACTTCGGAGTGGCACCCTTGCGGGTGTTCCAGAACCGAGGCCACTTGGTTGCGACCTTGCATCCACCGCCGGCGGTGAGCCGAGCGATGAGTGGCTGAATGTCAGCAGCCAGGCGCTCCCGTGGATTGTTCGGAAACTGGTCGTAATAGGCGTAGATGTCCTCGACCGTGAGTTGCTGTGCCTTCGGCAGGGTGTCGAAGATCGGCACCCGTTTCTTGAACTCGTGGTACTGGGTCATCGTCGATCACCTACTCGCACAAGTGCGAGGGCTGCGCCGAAAGCCAGCCAGAACCAGGTGTACTCGGAGACATCAGGCTTGCCTGTCACCAAGGACTGGACGACTGTGAAGATGAGCGCGCCCACGATGTAAACCAGGGCGAACTCCCTCATCGGGCTTGCCTCTTCTGGCGGGAGCTCAACCTCTGAGCGATCCGGTCGTTGAGGTAACGCCGGGTATCTTCAGGGATCTTCGCTCTCTTCAGAGCAGCCTGGTATTCCAGGCGTGCCTCATGAAGCGGGTTCATTCGAGTGCCTCCATGATTCGATCGAGATCGTCCTTGAAGTCGAGCTCCTTGTACGCCTCGATGAGATGGTCGATGTTGTCGAAGGAGATGTGATCGGCGATGACCTCGTAGATCCGAGCCATCGTCTTCTTCTCCTCGTCGAAGGTGCTGGCCAGGTAGGTGCTGGCTGCCCAGTACCCAGTGACCAGATCTTCTTTGACCAACGACATGTCGTAGCCGTAGCCGTAGTACTTGGCGTATCGACCGGCTTCACGCAGCCCGTTGTACTGGCTGACGAATCCGTTGCGCCAGTTGTCCCGCTTGTTCGGGAGCATGGGCAACGGACCCTTGAGATCCATACCTGGGAACAGGTACGGACGCAGATCATGCTTCTCGCCGGTGGCCACCTCGTAGCCCGTGGCCAGGAGTCCGAAGTCGAACGACTCCAGCACCTGGCTCAAGCTACGTGTGGCGTTGCCGTCAACCTTCTTGAAGACAAGGTTGACTTCAACACCATGGGGGGACAGCATCTTCATGCTATTGGTGTGCCACTTGCGGGTCATGTCGTCGTAGTCCAGCCACCTGCTGATCACACGATCGAAGCGGTCGGCGAAGGTGTAGCCCTTCGCTTCGAGCTTGGCGATTGTGTAGAGCATGCGGTTGTTCGACGGACAGAACAGATCCACGTCGGAGTGTGCATCGCTGAGACCGTACGTCTCCTCCGCCACAAGGGAGCCGGCCAGGTACAGCCGGTCTCCCTTGAGGTCGGAGAGTACGTCAGCGATGATCGCTGACGCAGTCATCAGGACTCGGCGCCGACGCGAGCACGGGCGGCGTCGAGCGCCACCTGATCCTCGGCCTGCTTCGATGCGAGGTCCTCGATCTTGAGGGCTCGCTTGTCCATGCGCTCGGACAGGACGGCGATGAGCTTGTTGTCCTTGGCGTGCACGCGCTCACGCGCTGCAGCCAGCTCGGCCTCGAGCTTGGCAACTCGCTCGGCCGGAGTGGCGACCGTGCGCTTGGGCTTCTCGGACTTCTGGTCCTTGGCCATGGTTCTCCCTTCAGAGATGAGTGTTCGGTATTCGATTGTTATTCAGTTGTGGGTTACAGCATCAGCCTGTGGCAGTCTGTTGCGCTCGACTCAGTGGGCTCTAAGCCGCTGATGTGGAGTCGATGGTGCCAGCTTCCACGATGGCTGAGTTCGTGAGGTCGTTACCTCTTGCCTGCCTCGAGGATCGGCAACCCGGCTTCGGTCGGGATGTACACGATCTGGTTCTTGGTCAGCTTGAGGTTGTTGACGAAGAGGTACCTGAGGTACTGCTCGGTGATCGAGCCGGCCACGATCTTGTTGGCCGAGGCTGTGCCCTTGGCACGTTCGATCTCGCCGCGGGCGTACTCCTTGTCGGCGTCCGCTTCGGCGATGGCCTGCGTCACGATGATCCGCTTCTCGATGTTCGCCTTGTACAGGCGGTACTCGGGAGCGAAGGTGAGCCAGCCTGCGATGCAGGTCAGGACCAACGTGAACAGTGCACCGAATGCGAGTGCGCCGGCGACGGGCATGCCCGCTTCGTCGGACTTCTTGATGCTGAACAGTGCAGCCAGGATGAGCAGCACGGTGATGATCAGCAGCACGAGGGCAGGTGTGCCCATGACAACTCCTTGTGTGTGAGGTTGGAGCTGACCAGCCCCGCAAGGTATGAGCAAGCGGGGCCGGCCAGGTATTACCAGCGGTAGTGGTACCACCGCCAAGATCGGTGACGTGGTCGCTTCTTCGCTGCGATCCGGCGTAGGCCGGAGTCGATGAGAAGCAGCAACCACATCGCTGCGAACACGACGAGGATGGAGACGACGGCGACCTCAGACTTCGGGTCCATCGCTACCAAACATCTCGACGAGGAGCATGCCAGCTGCCTCGGTCATCATCATCATGGCGAGGTCGAACTGGATGGGATTGTGACTCCCATCGTGCGTCTCCATGTGGAGGACGTTGCCGCTGTCCTCGCCGATGAACGACTCGATCAGGATGTAACCAACCCTGACCGTGTTCTCGGCGGTGTGACCGCACGAGGAGTCGTGCTCGTGACCAGCAGGCTGGTCTTCGGCCGGCAGAGGTGCGGGCTTGGCGTTGACCGCCAAGATCATGGCGGCCTGCGTCTTGTGAGCCGCGGCGCGAGCTGCTTCGAGCTCATCCTGCGAGGCATGGCCCTGCTGGAAGTGAAGCTCGACCTTGCCGAGCTCACGGCAGGCTGCGGTGTGATCATTGAGCAGAGTCTGAAGACCCATGTCATCCTCCCTGGATGGTTGAAGTTGGCTTCATTCGTGACCACCCATGGTGGCCGAGAACTGCAGCATGGTCGTGGATTACACGACGCTCAGCTGTGATGAAGTCACAACTGTTGCACTTGAAGAGCAATGCAGCAGGTGTGGCGATGGTCTTGACGAGCTCGTTGTACTTGTCAACGACTGCGTCGTAGGCGCGCTCGGCCTTGGCCAGCGCACCGTGGTAGACGGCGATGCTGAGCAGAGCTCCGAGCACGAAGCCACCCAGCATTCCACCGATGAAGATGTGCCACGCCTCGGCCACGGTGATCATGTCACCAGTCCTCGTTCGTTGCCATCGTGTCGAACAGCAGCTGTGCGTCACGCGGATCAGCGGTGATGTCCAGTGCCAGGTCGTACAGCTCGTTGTAACGCATCAGCGTTCCCTTCTAGGTAGGTGTGTGAGCGGTATTCAGTTGTCACAGTCCCAGCCAGGAAGGTCTATACAACGCCTTCTAGCCTGGCTGGGATTGAAACGACTGAGTCGTTTGGTTGCCGGTCTTTGGCCGGCGGGACATGACGGATCACCTCCCATCGTGAAGATCGGTAGCCAGAGCAGGGAGTGTGCGGTAACCGGCACCTCCCTGCTCCAGCATTTGCTCGTCTTATTCGGACGGCCAACGATCCGTGTGTTGTCATCAGCGAACACGGTGCCCTGCTCGGTTACTCACGCGACCGATCACGCCGTTGACCTCGCTGCAGCACTGGTCTCGGGAGCTGTGAAGATTGACCACCGGCAGACCGCAGCACTCGATAGAGGTGCGCAACCGGTGGTGGTGAGCAGGAGCGTGTGAGGCGCTGCAACTGCTGAAGTTCTAGATGAGATAGCTACTTACCTTGAGAGCTTTGCTCTCTTTCTCTTTCCCCCTTTCCCTTCTCCAAATAGCCTTCTTCTTTGGAGCACACAGCAGTGTGAGCGCACAAGCATGTGCGCGTCGTCAGCGGACGAGAGACGGCATCAGCCGTCGCCCTGATCAGAGAGTTCAAGCTGTCTCCATATACAACGAGGAGCATCGACTAGCACGAGTGGGAGCTCGTGTCTAGATGCAGTCATGCAGTCACCCCCTGGGTGACTGCGGTTTCCCTCTGCAATTGCAGGGGAAATTAGGAATGTAGTCAGCAGTCACCTTGTAAAAAGAGTGTGAGTTCACAGGGGTTACCGACTTTAGGGTGACTGCATGACTACACCAGGGAAAAAGACTGGAACGATGGGAAGAATGTGTAGTCACCTTGAGGGTGACTGCATCGGCGAAATTAGTGGCGAGAGCCACGATTGTGAGAGTTCCAATCATCAGCTCAAACAACAGTCCACACACCGTACTCATCTAGTGACGGCCGGCCGCTCAGTAGCCTGAGCGCAAACGTCACGCGACTAGATGAGAGTGTTCATCGTTCTGATGAGTCGACTTGTCAACGATGTGTGAGACTGAAAAAAGAGCTGATGTAAAAGAGAGAGCCCCACCTGTGAAGGTGAGGCTTGCTCTTACTTGCCGAGCTTGTTGAGGATGCGATCGTATGCATCCTTGACGGACTGTGGAGCCGAGTCGTCTTCAGCCTTCTGGCGAAGGGGACCGATGGTGCTGACGGCTTGAGCCTGAGCAGTGAGTGACTGGGTTCCGAGGAACGAAGTGACCATCTGGTTCTGCGGGTTCATACCGTCGACGATCTGCCCAACGATTGCGGTTGCGAGATCTGACATGGACTACTCCTAGGTTAGTAGTTAGTTATTCCAAAAATTGCCACAATAGAAACAACCAACTCTGGTGATTCAACTTAGTAATCATCCAGATACCAATATCCATACATATACATGTATAGGGGGTATCTAATGTGTTGTTTGTTTATGTTGTATCTATTGGAACCTCACGCAAAGATTTCCGCACTTTCCACAACCGAAGCGATCTCCGGGAAAGTTCTCAGCTCGGAGCCGATCTGCCGGGAAGTTTTTCAGCTGACACGACTCGCGGCAAAAGTTTCCACGCGCTCGTGAGAATTCGCTGACTCTGTGCCATGATTCCTTCAGCAGGTCAGGGCATGCAAGGAGTGCCCAAGCCAAGACGAAAGGTGTCGTGCTGTGGGAGCTCTCCAGCGTTGGGGCGATCAGGCCAAGGATGTATCTGCCCCCGAAGGGCAGCGGCAAGTAGCTGAAGCAGGCGGTCGATACGATCCCGCTCAGCCAGCCGAATCACAGAGCACACTCGGACGATGGGCCAACGAGCCCGCCCGCGATGGCGGGGGATACGTCGGGACGGCGGCACGATGGTTCACGGGTGCGAATTCCGAGGGCGTGAACAACGGCTGGGACACCGACTTCATGGAGCGGTTCATTGCCGGCCAGAACAAGGCGGCGAAGGACGGCACTCTCAACACGTACTTCGAGAGCGACAAGGCGACAGGTGTCGTCACCTGGGATCACGAAGGTAGCAACGGCAACACCTTCAAGTTCGGTGACATCTACGACAACGGCACCAAGGTCGGCAACGTCTATGACCTGTACGACCGGGAGACCGCGGACCTGCGCATGGTCCCGCTGCTGTTCGACGGCAAGGAGCAGGGCAGGCTCTTCCAGGACAGCGACCGGCAGACTGCCATCAAGAACGCGGTGGCCAGCCGGCGCGATGAGAACAACGTCGAGATCCCCAAGGCCCTGACGGCGAAGGACTTCGCGCAGGATGTGGAGAAGACGCAGGACTCTCTGGACGAGGGGCTCTGGTCCGAGGTAGTCGGCACAGTTGCCGCGGCTGGATCGGGTGCCCTGATGGGCTCCGGGTTCGGGCCGTGGGGTACGGCCATCGGTGCGGTGGCCGGTGGCGTCGGCTTCCTGGTGAACCAGGACGATCTGGAGAACAAGGCCGCGCGTGCTGTCGAGATCACCAAGCAGAACGCCGAAGAGAACAACAAGCTCAGCGCGACGTTCACCGGCATCGGGCAGGCCGGGAAGCTGGCCATGCAGGCTGGGTCCCCGTTCCAGAACCTGGCCAAGGGTGCGTACGACGCCAAGGAAGGTGACATCGGGGACGACACCGCTGAGTTCTACGAGCTCAACAAGGACGGCACTGCCAAGCCCGGTGCGTTCTGGCAGGGCCTGAACCTGGGTGCGGCGGTCATCGACGGCGTCCTGCAGTTCGGGTCCGGACGGGCTCGGGCGCTCTACGCCACCGAGATGGGGTTGAGCATCGGCGGTGACGTCGGTGAGCTGCTGACCAATGGCGGCGAGGCGTTCAACCCGAGAAGCGGAACGTACGATCCCCTGTTCCTGGACGACGAGGGCAAGTTCGATCCCGTGTCCGGTGCGGCCGGCATCCTGAACATCGGCGTGGATGCGGTGCAGCTCGGCGGGCTGTCGGGCATCGCGCGTGCCACCCGGGCCAACCGGACTGCGCTGGACGAGGGCGAGCAGATCGCCGAAGCTGCGGGCCATCGGTTCGTGGTGGACGACCTGGGCCGGGCAGTCGAGGGCAAGGCCAAGAAGACGATGGCCATCCTGGCTCCGAGTGAGCAGGTGGCTTGGGCCAGTGCCACACGAGCAGCCCGGGTCAACGCGCTGAAGGAGGGTCGGGCCGTCACGACGGACGACTTCTACCAGGCCGCCATGAGGATGGCCTCCGGTGACAAGCGGCTCAAGGCCGCGGTGCTCAACGGCTTCGGCGAAGGTTACGAGGAAGCGGTGCAGTCCCTCCTCGAGCCCATCTCGATGGACGGTGAGCTCAGCTTCAGCGAGGTCGCCAACTCCTTCCTGCTCGGCGCGGCCAGTGGTGTCGGCATGACCGCCGGCGCCACCCGTGGTGCACCGACTCAGGATGAGCGGCTCTACAGCCGAGCCCAGATCATGCACTTCGCCAGGTACGGCACCCACCTGTCCAAGGCGGATTGGGATGGGCTGACCGAGACGGAGAAGCGCAGCCGCTCGGCGATGAACAAGACCGACATCGACACCACCCGTGGTGCGCTGAAGCGGATCGCCAGCGATCAGGCGGCTGAGCGGATCGCCAGTGAGCCGGATGCGGCCAAGGCGCTGGACGCCCGGCGCGGGATCGTGGAGAAGGAACTGCGCAAGGCCACCGAGCGCACCGACTCCTACACGGTGATCAGCGGCATCATCGACCAGAAGGATGTCGGGCGTGCCGAGGCTGTCGAGGGCTCGGCACTCAAGGTGCTCCAGCTCCTGGAGGACCGGGCCAAGGGCATCGGCCTGCAAGAGCAGTACCTCACCCGGCGCGAGGCTGAGTTGCAGGACCAGGACCAGTCGAACCTGGACGTGGCACGCGAGCTGGCCAACACCCAGGAGCTGCTGACGCAGATCAAGATGGTGAACCTGGTCATCAACGGCAACGAGGAGACTCAGACCCCGGGCCTGCTCGACTTCCTGGCTGAGCACGTCGCCTTCATCTACGACCCGGCCACCACGGCACAGGATGCCCAGGCGCGGCTGACTGAGTTCAACGTGACCCTGGAGCAGATGTTCGATCGGAGCTTCCACTTCGACGGGCAGCAACTCAACGAGCTCGGCCTGCGTGCAGCCGACGCGAAGATGGCCGCGGCCAAGTTCGTCTCCCTGCTGCACAGCCGCGAGCCCAAGCTCGATGCCGGCTCCTACCACTCCCTGCTGCCGCAGGCGGACTGGGAGCTGACCCGGACCCGGAGCGACAACTTCCTCAAGGTCAACATGGACTACCTGCAGTCCATCAACGGCGACTTCGATGGTGACAAGCTGCGGGCCGAGAACCAGCTGATCCTGAACGACCAGCAGTTCTCCACGTCCCGGGCCGGGAGCAACTTCGGTGGTGTCGGCCAGAACATCGACATCGCCACCCGCAACTTCGACAAGGCGCTGACCGAGGCGCTCGGCGACAGCCTGAACGGCGGCAACGCCTGGCTGGAGCTGGAGGCCGCCGGCGCGCTGCGCGAGATCCGGCTGGCCCTGATCGGTCGGTACGGCCAGTTCATGAGCCCGGCCCAGCTCAACTCCATCTTCCGGCAGTTCGAGACGAGCGTCCGGGCTGGCAAGGAAGAGGCCCGTGTCGAGCTGATCAACGCGCTGGCCAAGACCGCTGGCGAGCAGATCGACCGGCTCGGCCGGGATCAGCTGACGAACGAGTGGCTCTGGATCAGCAAGGTGGTGCGCTACAACTTCCAGGAGTTCCAGCGTTCCTTCTGGCGGCTGCGCACGCCACTGGCTGCGGGCGGTCCGACCGAGACCGAGGTCTCCGGCGAGGAGACCCCGCGCGGTACCCAGATCCTCAAGACCGCTGCGAGCACCGAGGCCCAGACCCTGGCGCTCTTCGTGCCGGGCAACAGCCTGTTCCGCAAGTTCCAGTCGATCCACTACACGTTCTTCAACAGCAGCGTGCTCAGTGCCGACGGGACCGAGCTCGTCGACCTGTACGACATGGCCGAGTTCTACGCGGAGCTCAGCCGCGGCGTCACCCAGTCCGAGCTGCAGCGGGTCACGGCCAACGACTCGATCGCTGCCCGTGCACTGACGATGCTGGAGCGACTGGCCAAGGACGCGATGAAGGACCCGGACATCCGTCGCAAGATCGACGGGTCCACGGCGATGAGCGTGCTGGCCAACGTCAAGGTCAAGGACGTGTGGTGGGGCGCTGACGGCACCCCGCAGACGGACGGCCAGACGATCAGCCTGGCCCAGCTCCTGCTGAAGCGGGCGCTGGAGGCGGAGCGGACCGAAGCGGCCCGGGTCTTCGCCAACGACATGACGATGCAGGCGCGACACAACCGCCTCATCCCGATGACGCTTCCCGGAGACGTCAACGCCGAGCGCGCGTTCATCGAGATCTTCAAGGCCGCTCCGTTCGCGGAGTCGGTCGGCCTGAACCTGGGCAACCTGAGTCCGCACGTCACACCCGAGCAGTGGCTGCAGGCGTACATCGCCCAGGACGACGAGGGCCGGCGAGAGATGAAGCGGTTCTACACGAACCACCCCGCCTACCTGGATCGCAAGGAGACGACCAACCTGCCGTACTCCCTGTCGGAGGTGGGACGCCAGGAGGTGACGGCCTACCGCTCGATGATGGACGCGCTGCTGGCAGTCGGCAACGCCTCCATCGTGTTCAACCCCGACGCCAAGGACCCGGCCGACGCGCTCTCTGGTGATCTGGTGAAGCCGAGCCAGCGTGCACAGGGTGACTTCAAGGAGGCGTTCACCCTCCTGCGTGAGGCGATGGAGAGCTTCCGCACCATCAGCAACCGCAAGCGCGGTCGCCGGTCCAACGCCGACCTGGCCCAGGAGATGCTGCAGAACAACCCGCTGGTCGGGCGGCAGCTGCTTGAGGCGATCCCGGATGCCGCGGCCAACGCGCTGTTCGAGTACCGCGACGGCCAGCTCTACGTGAGCAACTGGCTCTACGACATGTTCGAGATCGAGAACGCCGACGAGGCGCTCATGTACTACTGGAAGAACCTGACGCTGGCCAAGTGGAACGCCACCCAGGTCAACGTCCGTGAGGACGACGGCGGCGGAACCCCGGGTCGGGTGTACGACCGACTGCAGTCCCGCTTCCAGAGACTGCTGTTCGAGCTCAGCCAGGAGCCCGGCCAGCGCACGCTCGAGCTCGTGGTCCGCCAGATGGACTCGATCAAGAACCTCGACGAGTTCTTCGTCTGGCTCAACAGCGCACCCGGTGTGCGCAACAACCGGATCATCGGCGAGCAGGGCAACCGCGCTCCACTGGTCCCGTTCAACGACGACGTCTCCGCCTTCGAGGCGGACGTGGCCGGCGGCTGGGTCACGGCCCGTGCCGACGCAGATCTGCGCGAGAGCCTGGCCATGCTGCGCCAGTCGGCGGAGTACCTGCGCGACTCGATGAAGTTCCAGGCTGAGTCCGATGCCACCGACTCGGTGCGCTCCACCAACATCCGTCGCGCCCTGCTCAACAACCCGGACGACCCGCCGACCTCGGAGGACCTGGAGGACCTGCGGAAGTTCCGCCGGGCCATGAGCATGGCCATCAACATCCCGCGCGGCTTCAGCCCTCGCGCGATGCTCGCCCTGACACGGGGTGTGGTCACCGGCTTCGACGCCCACTCGACCGACAAGGGCCAGACCCCGACGTCGTACGAGGCGTACGGCGAACTGCAGATGCTGATGGACGCCTTCGGCTTCCTGCCCAACTTCGAGCAGCTCCAGGAGTCGCTGACCTCCCACAGCCTGAGCTCGCTCAGCACCGACATCGGGAACCTGATCCGTACCTCGGGCCAGTCCATGGACGCCTATGGCCGGCCGATCGAGTGGGAGGGCTTCGACCCGAACCAGGATTCCTCGCTGCTCGAGATGCTGGACATGCTCGACGACTGGGAGTCGAAGCCGCTGGCCCTCGCGCTGATGACGCCGAAGGCCATGGACGTGACGGCTGCCGGCAAGCTGCAAGAGCGGCTCATGTTCGAGTCGAGCCTGTCAACGCTGCTGGACAACACCGAGTACGAGCGGTTCTACCAGTACGACGACGCCGACGAGATGTCGCTGTCGAGGGACATGAACTACCTGATGGCGCTGGACGCTCGTGCCAACCAGGCAGGCGGCTCGTTCTCAGCCATGCGCCTGGCCAACGACCTGGCCATCACGATGACCAGTGCGCTGGATCACCCGGCCACCATCGAAGACAGCAAGCGGCTGTCGGCGCAGGCCTACCGTGCGGTCGCCAAGATCATGCGGCTGGTCGGTGAGGTCCAGTCCAACGTGGACACCCGGAGTGCCGGGTTGCTCAGCCAGCTCAAGGACTACGCGGTCGAGCAGATGCAGCGGTTCACCCTCGACCGCAAGCTGCCGGAGTTCCGGGGTCTCGACAAGGCCGTGGTGCAGGAGTGGATTCAGGGTCTGCTCGCGCAGCTGGCTGCAGAGCAGGCCACGATCATCGACGGCTACTCCTCGCTCTACTCCGGTGACGAGCTCGACCGCCGGATCGAGGCGCTCGACGAGCAGTACGCGCTGAACGCCGAACTGATCCAGGGCATGCTCGACAACAACCAGGCACTCCAGCTGGTGCAGCGGTTCCACCTGACCGGCGACGAGCAGGTTGACGCTGCGGCCCGGGCGAACATCATCGAGTACGTCAGCTCGATGACGAGCTTCCCGACCCGTGCACCTGAAGCGGCTGACGCATGGGCTGTGCTCCAGCAGCAGCGCAAGGCTGGCCGGATCGACCTCAAGCCCGAGCAGTGGGACGTGCTCAGCCGCGGGGCCATGGGCGTGCAGTTGGCGGACAAGGCCATTGGCGTGGCCAGCCACATCTCGACGCCTCCGTTCCCGAAGGGTGACCCGCTCGAGAGCAGCCACCAGTTCTTCAAGTACCTGGACACGTCGTTCAGCTACCTCGCCGAGGACCTGCTGTCCGACACCAGCCCGCTGGCCGAAGCCGCGGTGTGGATGCACGGCATGGCTCGGCAGCCTTCTCCGCCGGTGGTGCTCGACGACGCTGTGCGTGTGCTGAACACGACGCTGCTGCGGCCTGAGCAGTACGGGTCCTGGACGCCAGGCCTGATGTCTCAGCTCGTTGCCACTCAGGAGCGCATGGACTCCTCGGCGGCGCCGGGTGGCATCGCTGCCAACGGCAACGGACCGAAGCGTTGGGCCATCCCGGCGTTCGCCACCCGACGCACGTTCAAGACCGAGGGCCTGGATCAGCTGCTAACCACGGCCACCCTGTCGTGGGCTGACATCAAGGAAGACGCCAGCCAGTTCAACGACATCATCGTCACGCCGGCCGGCTCGCCCACGCCGCGGCCAATGCCGGTGGCTCAGCTGAACAACCGCTTCGTCCACAAGCTCCGCATCAACGGTGAGGAGGTGCCGCTCTATGTCGGCAACCTCGGCTTCGAGCTCGAGTCCGGTCCCAACGTCGACCTTGCCTACATCACCGTGTCCCGACTGCGAGCTGCAGTGGAACGTCGGGCAGCTCGGTTGGGTGTGCCGGTCGAGTCGCTGCAGATCGAGCTCGACTTCCTGCACCCCGACTCTCAGCCTGAGGGTGAGGGTTGGTACCACAACGTCTACTTCGAGGGGATGAACCACGATCTCCTGCCGGACACGGCGGAGTCGCTGATCGCCTCCATCTGGATGGACAACGGTGGCCTGGTCGCCGAGGGCACGCAGGCGCTGCTCGACGCAGGCAAGTCGGGCAAGCCGGCCAAGTCCCGGTTCAAGCACCCGAACCCGGTGCGGCTGGCCGAGGCGCATGCGGCGTGGATCACCGAGCGGGACTTCGCCAAGATGCTGCGCATCAAGACTGAGCTGTGGATGACCACGGACCAGGGCAACGGCGGCATCGACCCGGCGGCCTACAACGCGATCTACAAGATGCTGAAGCTCCAGCACATCGTGGTCGGCACCGTCAACGGTGAGCGCGTGGCTTTCACCGCCGAAGAGGTCATCGCCTTCCAGCTCGAGCATCCGGACGACCCGCTGTCGGTCGAACGCAACGGCGAGTTCGTGCCGGTCGAGAACGTCGAGCTCCGGACGCTGAGCATGGACGTGCTGCGCTCGATGCTCGGTGACACCGGCAACCAGGGCGTGCAGCGGTTCTTCCAGGACGAGTTGCTCATCAACCCGGACCTCGTGCCCGCTTTCACCGGCATCACCGACACGATGCTCGGGATGTTCGGCGACGGCTGGTTCTCTCAGCCTGGTCGTATCCAGAACACCCCGCTCAGCCACGTCGGCCATCAGCGGGTGCTGGGCATCGGCACGGCGATGACCGACAAGGAGCGGTCAGCTCGTGACGAGCGCATCCGTGTGCTGGAGGAGCAGCGAGCTCGCGTGCACTCGGCCCGTGTCGAGGCTCGGCACCGTGACGACTTCCGTCAGAGCTACGCCCGGGTCCTCGACCTGGCAGGTGTGGCAGTCGACGCAGAGCGTCTCGACGTCAGCTTCGGCGCCATCCCCGGCGTCATCGCTCCTCGCAACATGGAGGCGGTGCGCCACACCCAGCGCATCCTCCAGGCGCTGCATCAGACGGTCACGCCAGGCAACGACTACCGCCGCGGTTGGCAGGTCGTCGACGAGGCGGCCAGCAACTTCGCCGGCGGCATGATCACCGTCGAGGCGCTGTCCGGTGGCAAGCGTGCCAAGTACGACAACGTGGTCAAGGACGATGTCGCGCTGGTCCAGCTCGACACCTTCCAGAAGCCGGAGCGCGATCCCGATGCGGTGCAGGAGCGGGTCGAGAAGTCGCTGCGCTACCTCATCGACTCCGGCGCCACGATCATCCTCGGGTCCAACAACGGTGCCGCGGATCTCCGGGCGGAGTCGGCGCGCTACCTGTTGGCTCGCGGCTACATCGCGCTCAAGGGCAGCAAGCATGTCTACGTGCCGAGCGAGACCTCCGGCCTGACGCAGAACGAGCGGGCCTACGAGTCGACGTTCCTTGAGACGCAGCGCATCTCTCCGGTGAAGAACATCGTGACCGCGCTGGCCATCGACCCCATCGGCACCGACGAGAACGCTGCGATCCGCAACGCGAACTCGGTCAAGCTCCGGGACCGCAAGGCCGTCACCGACATCCTGCCGTCCCGGATGTACAACGGCTTCGACATCCTGCTCGACGACGGGCGGCGAGACGGGCTGCACGCTCGAGCCCACGCGCACCTGCTGTCGATGCTGGACCCTGCCAATGCTGAAGCTCGGGCCGCGCTGCTGAAGATGGCCGGTCCGGACCTGCCCCGCGTCAAGTCCATCGAGCAGTCGCTCAATGACTTCCACTCCAAGATCTCTCGTCGCAACTCGCTGCGGCCGGAGACCGGCGACGTGATCGAGCGCGGCGACATCATCCCGTTCGTGCACAGTGACGGTCGGATCATCCTGTACCGCCACGGCCTCAAGGCCCCGCGGATCGCTGACCTGCCTGACCTCCTGTCGGAGAACAACGGCATGAACATCGCGCTCGGCCAGTCGAAGGCGGAGCCGCTGTCGACCGACCACAGCGGTGTCATCCACGACGTGCGCAACGAGGCGGGCTTCGGCCGGCGCCTGGAGATTCACACCGAGCTGCAGGAGTACGGCGACAAGATCCAGCTCGAATGGAACGGCATGAAGTACGTCGTCGTGCCGATGCCGGAGCTGCTGCAGGACTACTCCTGGGACGTGTTCTCGAACGGCACGATGGTCGACCTGATCTCGGACGTGCTCTCGGCTGACAGCAAGGAGGCGTTCTCCGGTCGGATCAACAACTACCGGAACGCGCTGGCCTTCTTCGAGTTCAACTTCCTGGACGACATGGTTGAGTTCTTCTACCCAGGCATCAGCAAGGGCAGCAAGGAGTGGCCGGGTGCGGTCACGGTGACCAACACCCTGTTGCACAAGCTGGCCCGCCAGGACGACGTCCGCATCCCGTACTCGACCGCGCGCTCGATCGCTCGGGCCAACGTCGAGATCGGTGACCTGCTCGGCCAGTTCGCCGCGGCTCAAGCTTCCGCCGGCGGACCGAAGCCTGCCTGGGCTCGCAACCTCCAGGTGGCGGACACGGCCAACGCCCAGATTGCCAGGGCTGTCATCACGTACCTCCTGACGCCGCAAGCCAACCCGGAGAACATCCTGCGGTCGGCAGGCTTCGCAGGACCGAACGCCCTCAACGAGGACGGCACCACTCGCTTGGTTCCTGGCTTGTTCGCTGACCTGCTTGACGGTCCGGCTGACGGCCCGCTGCACACCGAGCTGATCCGCCGGTTCGACGCCCAGCTGCAGAAGAACCCCGATGGCTCGGGCATGCGCCTGCACAACAACTGGCAGGTCGAGGTCTTCAAGCCGGGCGGCGCGGACCCGATCCGCGTCTACCTCCAGTTCGGTGAGGCCCACTCCTCGGGTGACAACCCGCTGCTCGACGGCCAGGCCTACGACTTCAACGAGGCCGGCGCGGTGTCGGCGCACAACGCCCTGGCCGCGGCCATGAGCACCGGCGCCCTCACCGTGCACAAGCGGCTGGACAAGTCGCGCGCCTTCGCCAAGAGCTTCGAGCGCGGCACCATCGTCGAGAAGTTCAGCGACGACGGAGCCAACGCCTGGGAGATGCTGACCAGGCTGCCGGCCAAGGACGCATCCCAGACCGGGTGGCGGCAGGAGACGCAGGCTGAGTCGGCTCGCCGGATGTACGCCCGCGAAGAGATCTCCGGTCTGTTCAAGCGCCTCAACCGCAAGGGCTGGACCAAGGAACAGAAGCGTGACTACCGCTCGATCATGAGCCAGGTCATGGGTGAGCTCAACCTGTTCGGCAACCAGAACCAGATGTTCGACACCTGGGTCCGGATGATGCTGGGCAAGCCCTGGGGCATGGACGACAAGATCGGCGAGCTCGGCATCATCAGCGGTGCTCGGGCTGTGGAGATCGCGCAGGAGATCCGGATCAACATTCGGAACAACGACTACCCGACCGCCGGCGGACGCATCCCGCTCATGGACAACAACCATGTGTCGGCGATCTACATGGCGAACGCGCACCGCTCCGGCGGCTGGGCTCCTCGCACCGAGAAGTCCAACGACGCCTCGGCTGATCCGAAGGCAGCGAGCTGGGACGCCTGGATCGAGACGGCGTTCGGCACGGCCTGGGGTGAAGATCGCAACCCGCGTTTCGATCCGGTCTACCTGCTGGCCGTCGACGGACTGATGCACGGATACCAGGGAGCCACGAGCAACCTGCGTGCGCTGCCGGTCTCCTCGGACCTGCTCAAGCAGAACCTGCTGATGGACCCTGAGACCAACCGCATGCTCATCTCGATCAGCGCAGACGTCAACCTGCTGACCACCGAGCTCGACCTGTTCGGGTCGTCGAAGGCTCAGCTGGAGGACATCGTCATCGGCTCGAGGATCTACTCCTCGATCCGCGGTGAGAACGATCCGAACAGCGCACAGGGCTGGCAGGATCGTCAGCTGGCCAACTGGCGAGCTGAGGGCGACGCACCGGTTCCCGGCCAGCGTCAGATGCGCGGCGTCCGTGCACCGGGCCAGACCTTCATCGGGCACAGCACCAAGACCACCGCGCTGTTCCGCAGCTTGCTCAACCTCCGAGTCGGCAACGCGATGTTCAACGCCGCGCTCGTGATCTCCGCCCCGATCCAGGCGTTCGTCATGCGCACGCTCAACATGTTCGCCAACGTGGCCGTCGGTGAGTCGACGGGCCGTGTCGGACAGGCGCAGATGAAGCTGGCCGAGCGGTTCTCAGACACGAGCATCGCGGCCATCGCCAACGAGCTCGGCTTCACGTTGACGTACGAATCGACTGAGCAGCTGAAGCAGGTCAACGATCTGGTCAACGCGCTCAGCTCGCGGTCGGAGTTCCGGGCCATGGTCTACAAGGAGCTGATGTACCAGTACCCCTCGATGCCGGGCATCGGCAAGATCGAGAAGTGGCTGGAGCGTTACGCCAAGTGGGGCGCCCGCCTGCAGGACCCGTCCTGGGGCATGATGCCGCGCGACCTGGCGCGGATCTACATGGAGACGGTGATGCGCAAGATCGCTGCCGACCCCATCGGTGAGAACATCTACTCCATCGACATGCTCATCGCCCAGATGCAGCGGAACCCGGAGTGGATCTACCAGCAGGACCGCGAGGCCCACAACATGGCGATTGCCTCGATTGCGCAGACGCGCAACCTGAAGCCGTCGATCCTGTCGCTGGCCGTGCGCGGTGTGATCGAGCCCTTGTCGGAGAACGACAGCCCGATGTGGAACGCCACCGGCAACCTGATGAAGATGTTGGCCGCGTTCCAGAACTTCTGGGCCAACTATTCGATCAGCATCACCGGCATGCAGGGGCCGGCCGACTTCGCGGCTGCGCTCTTCGACGGACGCGAGAAGAAGATCGTCAAGCGCATGCAGTCGGCGCTGCGCGGTGAGCCCTACGATCCGGAGAACAAGGAGTACTACGACATGAGCGAGGTCCTCGAGGGCCTCGACCTGGCGGACTCCTTCATCCGGGGAGGCATCACCCACACCATGCTGTTCCAGTTCGGCCTCATCGCCGGCGGACTCGGCCTGTCAGGTGAGGACGAGGAGGAGAAGTACCGGCGCCGCGCGGCTGAGCTCCAGGGAGCTGGCTTCGTCCACGACCCGCGCAAGCTGCAGAACGACTTCGCCAACCGAGACGCCATCTTCCTCGACTGGCTGCCCTTCGGTCTGGACTCCTACTTCAAGGTGCCGGACGGTGAAGGCGGCACTCGTGCGGTCGGCCAGATGAACTGGATCTTGCGTACCTTCCTCAGCCCGGTCATCGGGTTCGAGCGGTTCTACGAGACCGGCAACTTCATGGAGGTCTACCACGGCTTCAAGGACGCCATCGGCTCTCACCCGCTGGTGAACGCCCAGCTCTGGGAAGCCTGGAGTGACACCGTGGCCGAGCTCCACAACCAGGCTGTGTCCGAGGCGGAGAAGGGCACGCCCGAATCCATGGCTGCCTCAGCGCACCTGCTCACCACCGCCGTTGGCATCCTCGACCGGATGCTGATGGAGAACGCCATGGTGAACATGATCTACGTCGGCACCGACCAGTACGACCGGAACCCGTGGGTGCAGCCGAAGACGAGTGGCATCCGTGGCGAGATGGCCACTGACGCCGAGGGCAACCTCGTGCCGACCGACAACCTCAAGGAGTTCACGGGCGAGGACGGCGAGACGCAGGTTGGCTACGTGTCTCGCAACCCTGCCGACGCGCAGGTGCGGTCGCTGACCGAGACTCGCTTCGGCCTGGCCCTGATCGGCTCGCTGTTCACGGCTGTGTCGGGTGGCGGATTCACCGGCTCCGACATGTTCCGCCAGAACATGGTGCCGAAGATCCGGCAGTTCGAGCTCACGCCCAAGTCCGATGCTGAGATCGAGGAGACCTTGCTCGCCTCGTTCGTCGGACTCGGCGGTGCCCCCTCGCTCACCGAGGAGGAGGCGGTCAACGTCCTGAAGCAGCAGGCTCGGGACGCCGGCGTTCGCTACAACCTGCGTGATGTCGAGGCCGCGGCCAAGCAGTACGCGGAGTCACAGGGCCTGGGCGCCATGTCGATCATCAACGACAAGGGCCGCGAGGTTCCGACCGACGAGGGCGCACGCGCCACGATCTCTGCCCTGGCCAAGGGTGAGATCCAGCTCGACGACGCTGCGCTCAACGGCTACTTCCTCACCTTCGAGATGCGCGAGGCGCTGCAGGAGAAGTGGATGAAGCAGCTCGTCGAAGAGGGCATCGAGATGGGCCTGACCAAGTCGATGGCCAACTCGCGCATGAAGCGGCTGTGGTTCGGGCCGCTCGACGATCCGGAGCAGAAGGGCCTGTACGACTTCGTGTGGTCGAAGGAGATCCCGTTCTCCGACACGCTGGAGTACACCCAGCTGAACACGACCTACATGATGGGTCCGGACGGTTGGCCTCGTGCCACCGGCTTCACCCGTGACGGGATCATGGGCGCTCTTGGCATCAAGATGCTGAACCGTCCGTACCAGGAGGCCGACACCGGACTCGAGCTCGACGAGCGCATGAACGTCGTCGACGGCCCGGCCGGCATCAACACGGGCATGCGCGCAATCAAGCGCCGCGGCGAGAACTGGGAGCTCCCGCTGCCCGAGGAAGAGATCCGCGCAGCTGCCGAACGAGTGGCCGATGCGATCGGTGAGCTCGACCTCGGCAGCGACAATGGCGAGCGATTCGCCAGTGGCGGCTATGGCTATGGCGGTGGTGGCTACGGCGGCTACAGCGGTGGCGGTGGTGGAGGTGGCCGAGGTGGCTACGGCCCGCACATCTCCCCGATCAGGTTCAATGGGTTCCAGTTCCAGCGAGCCACGTTTGCTGACGGCATTCCATTCATCAACACGTCGAACCCGATTATCCGCCGAGCCAGCATCCGGCGTGAAAGAATCTCGTCTGAGCGAGGAAGGCTCAAGCAATGGCAATGATCACGGGGCACAAGCCCATCACCGAGTTCACTCAGTGGTACACGAGCTACGAGATCGACGAGCGCAATGGGGCTCTCGAGTATCGGAACATCGCTCCCGTCGGGCAGGCCCTTCACGGTCTTTGGCGACGCTACAAGACCGAAGCCGACAAGCGCCTGCAGGGCTACGACGTGCTGGAGAAGCTCGCCGACGCCGAGGTCATCCACCCGAAGGCAGACCTGCCGAACGTCAGCTCAGGAGAGACGGCCGGCCTGGTCCGGCGGACGGCTCGCTCCCTCGTGCAGAACACGCCCAACGTCGAGGTCATCAGCATCTTCGACGACGACACACCCAAGGGGATCTTCAGCAAGTACGTGCTGACCTCCAAGATCATCGGCTCGGACCAGTACTCCAACGACATGCAGCAGTCGCTCTTCGCGTCGACCAAGACGGCGCTGACGCTCGGCTTCGCCTGTGTGATCCCGGCGCTGGTGCAGGACGCCGCCGGCTCCTGGTACATGAAGTACGACTCGATCCACTATCGGGACGTCTTCCCGGAGCCAGGCGCCAAGGACATCCGAGAGGCCACGAACATCTTCGTGCGTCGCTACCTGACCGAGGGTGAAGTCCGGCAGCTCTGCTACGACGAGGTACCCGGCTGGGACCACGCCGCGCTGCGCCGGTTGAAGATGGAGAAGCCCCGATCCAAGGACATGCAGTCCGTCGACAAGCAGTCGTCGAAGCACCACACCATCCCCGAGGGCTACGAGATCATCACCTGGTACTCCTCGACCGGTGAGAACTTCCTGACGTTCGACGCGAACACGATGATGCTGCTGCGCATCGAGAAGAACAAGCACCCGCTGAAGCACCACCCGGTGTTCTTCCTCGTCATGGAGAAGGACGACAACCAGCCGTACGGCAAGAGCCAGGTCGAGCTGCTCATCGGTCGCCAGGACTTCCAGGATCTGATGCTCAACGGCGCGATGAAGCTCTGGTACCGGAACATCAACCCGAGCATCATCGGCTACGGCACGGTCAATTCCATCCCCAACCTGAGCCCGGGCAAGTACACCCAGATCCCGAACCCGAACGCGAAGATCGAACCGTTCGAGGTCAACACCCAGTCGCTCATGCAGTTCGGTGCGATCACCGAGCAGAACCAGGGCAACATGATCAGCCTGTTCGGCGCGAGCGATCAGCTCATGGCGACACAGGCTGGCAACGGTGGAATGAGCGCGACGCCGCAAGGAGTCGAGGCCCAGAACCAGCTGGTCGACACGACCACGAACAACTACCAGAAGGCGGTCGAGGGCTTCTTCAGCCACTACTGCTCGTACGCCCTGACGATGTACTTCCACGAGCTGGCTGCCATCAAGAGCGTCATGCCGACAGCCGAAGCCAGGATCAAGCTGCTCAAGGCCGGGCTCCAGCCGTACACCGTGATGGTCGACGAAGAGGGCAACGAGCTCGTCACGGGTGACTTCGACAAGGACGGCACCCTGAACTTCGACTTCAAGGAGCTGGCACAGGAGTACTACGTCCGGTGTATCCCCGGCTCACTGGTGGAGCTTGAGGACGAGAAGCAGCTGCGTGTCCTGAACCAGCTGTTCGTCCCGCTCAGCCAGGCGCTGCCGGCCATGGCCGCCACGCAGAACCAGGAGATCCTCGGGAACGCTGCTCTCGCCATGCAGTACATCATCCAGAAGCAGCTCGAACTGTCCGGCGCAGCTGACGCTGTCGCCATCAGTGAGCTCTGGAAGAGCGGCAACGTCGAGGGTGCCAAGGCTGCGGACGCGAAGATCCTTGAGCTCAAGGAAGGGATGAACCAGGTCACCGAGCAGTACGAGCAGGAACTCGAAGCCAACAACCAGGTGATCGGCCAGATGCAGGAGCAGATCAGCCTGCTCGTGCAAGGCCAGCAGGCGTTGCTCGAGAAACTAGGTGTGTCAAACGCCCAACCTGTGCTGACTTCTGTCGAAGACGAAGTTCCTGCGTGATTCGTGTCGCTATTGGCGTGTTGAACGCAGTAGTTTGTGATCGCCAGCGCCTGGCAACAGGCCGAAACCAAGGAGGAGCGACATGGTCGCACCAGTCCAGAAGGACAGCCTGACCGACTACCAGGTCGCTCTGGCCACGTACCTTCGCATCACGAGCCCGGTGGCCGGGATGTTCACAGGTTCGGAGATCAAGCCGAACCCGAACGCCCGCAGCATCCGAGTTCCCGACATCCGTGTTGACGACTACATCGTTGACGCCGAGATCGGGCGCATCGGCGCTGACCACTACTCGGGCAGCGAGTTCACCGGCGAGTGGAAGAACGGCGTCCCGCCGATCGAGTGGCGTACCTACTCGATGTCGCGGCACCGCAGCTTCGGCTTCACGGTGTTCGACGAGCAGCTCCGCTACTCGCCGATCAAGAACATC